CTATAAGCCGGCCGCCTTTCGCAATGCATCGTTCATCCTTGATTGCCAGCCTTTGCCGGTAGCCTTGTAGAACTGGACGATATCGGCATCGAGGCGGATGTTCAGGGATTGCTTCGGATTGTCCAACTTGGGTCGACCCCGGGCCGCAATGGCCTTCTCCATCTTCTTGGCAACGTCAGGAAATGCTTCCTTGAAGGGCTTGGCTCTTGCCATCTCTTCCTTGGACAGAGGAGGATTGTCGGATACGGCATCCCAATCCTCTTTGGAGTAGCCGTGGCCAGGCTGGAACTGGGTCATTTTCCGAGCTTTGATAATCATCAGATCATGCTCCTTTCGTCCTTGCGGGCGGGGCGCATCGAAATGATCGAAAGCGCCTCAGAGCCCAGATTTACGAAGATCACGACCATCGTTCCGTCAGCGAGGCGGCCTATGGCCTTGGACCGCCCGTCTTTGGCCGGAACGACAACGGAAGACAGGAAGAACTCGAAAGTCAGATCGGCAAAATCGAGGCCGTGTTTCTCAATATTGGCAATCCGCTTCGGTTCATCCCATACGAGCTTCATAAAATGTATCTACAATAATTCACTGCCGTGGACAATGATTAATGTGGATACAAAAAAGATCTCGTGGATCGCAACAGGGAGTTGCAGTGAACCCCGTTGATCGCTCCGTCCTCGCGGACCGCAGCGGTGACGCCTCGATGTGGGTTGGAAGTCCGAGCCTAAAATGTAAATTGAAATTAATGGTGATCCCGGCGCGATTCGAACGCGCGACCCCCAGATTAGGAATTTGGGTCTTGTCATTGGAATTGCTTCCTGACGTTCCTCAACAATCGCGTTCCCGCCCCCACGCGTGGGAACGCGAAACCGTCAAACCGTATGACGGATCACCAGCGCCACACAGGCGACATCGACGGTCGAGAATGACACCGATGCATGTGTGTTGCGGAACCTGACCTTCACTGTGTCAGTCGCGGTGACGACGACGCCGAGGATGGCGATATTGCCAGGGATCGCGACAGCCAGATTGAACACCATATTATCTCCCACCAAGGCGCCGGTGATGGTCAGCGTTGCATCTGCTTCAGCCTGAGCAGCGAGCGCCGGAATGGTGACGTTGCCCTGGTAGCGCAGGTAGTTCGCGATCTTCGCGCCGGCGGGCCGTATCTGTGATCCCGATGCCTTTTTGTCTGGCGTGACGAGGTCAGATGCATCCCAGACATAGAAGAAGTCGTTATCGGCGATCGCGTCAATCGCGGGCAGGTTCGGTACCTTGGTCATGGTGTCCTCAATTGATCTTTAGCCAATGCCTCAGAGCAGCAACCGCCCCGTCGCTGGCATAAGCAATCATCCCGCCGATCGTCAGCCCAGCGAAAGCGATCAAACCGGAGATGCCGTAGCCGAGGGTCTTCATTTTTTTCCACTCCTCGAGAGTGGGGGCGACTGCTTCGTGGTTCTTTTCGACGGTCTCGGCGAGGTTTTTGATCTCCTCACGGATCTGGCCATCGACGTTGCTGCTGACTGTCACGGTCATGTCAAGCAGGTGAATTTGCCTCGCCTGCTCATCCAGCCGCCGATGGATCACGGTCCGGCTTTCGTGAGCATTGTCCTTCTCGTCGCTGACATCCTCCCGCAAGAGGGACACGCTTTGTTCTATGCCGGTTAACCTGCCTTCGACACGGCCGAGGGCGCGGAGGATATCGTCATTGGATGTGGCTGCCATCGTTCTTCAGTTCTGCCTTGCGCTCTGCACTAGCCTTGGTCTGTAGATCGCACTGCTTTGCCCCGAGGATGCCCGCGGAGCAGCTTTTCGCGATTGTTCGATCGATGGCGCGCTGATCTTTCGCCGTCTTTCCCTGTGTGCCTGGCAGATCGGAAACGATCGCACCCAGTTCAAGGAAGTTTACAGGTGGCCTTCCGGAAGTCGTACAGGCCGTCAGCGCGGTCGCAAGTGTCGTAATCAACAGCGCCCTTGTTCGCGCGGACCCGGAATTCAGCATTAGCTTTCTCCTGCTTGTCGCGCTCGTCCGCGGCGCCCTTGCTCTGCTGATACTGCGACCACCCGACATAGAGGCCGATGACGATCATCAGCCCGACGGCGCCGACGGCAAGCTTTTCCACCAGTCCCAGTTTCAGCATCACAGCGCCTTGCTTTTCGTCACGGACCAGCGGCCGGAGAAGAACATGAACGCTGCGAAGCCGCCGATGGAGAGCAGGGCAAGCATGAAGATGAGGGAATAGACGTTGTCGATGCCGAGGACGGCCGGGATCACCGTGCCGGTGACCACCGGGCCGCCGATCATAGCGAGCGCCGTGCCGCTCTGGGACGTGGGCTTATCGTCGGGCACGGCATCCTCGGCATCGACTTCCGCGAGCTTCGAGGTGTCCATGGATGCATTGATCGCATCGAGGAAGTTGCGGTGATAGCCGGCGATGAGCGCAGCCTTGTCCCTGCCGTTGATGATCTTGCGGGCGCCGACCGGATCATCCTTGCGGGCGTGGAAGAAATCATCGAGAGAGAGGCCGGCAAAGACACCCTGCAGCATTCCGTCGAACAGCGCCTTGAGCGCGATCGGCCACGTCATGAGTTGGCCGGGCTTGGTAGCGCCGAACTTACGGGCGTTCACTTCCCACGTGACCTGCACCAGGCCTTCGCCGACCCACGGATAATAGGGTTTGCTCTTGAGGTACTTTTCGCCGCCGGCCTCGCGCACCGGCTGCATCTTTCCGCCAGTCTCATGAAAGACGGTCGCGAGCATATAGGCCAGCCACCGAACGTCCGAAAGCCGCCGGCGCTCCCACTCGTCCAGGATCTTGTTGAGGCCCTCGACCTGGCCTTGCCACAGGCTCCCGCCGAACGGCGCCCGCCGGACATAGGAGAAGAAAACAGTGCGGTTCATCGCCATCGCTCCAGAAGAAGATGGCGGGATAATCAGTGCACGCGTTAGATGGCGCAAAGCACAGACGACAGTGCGGCGTTGAGGTTTTAGGGAAGGCGATACTGTCGCATGCAGAGATCGCCTATACGTGTCTAAAGTTGCGCCGCCGACGTAAAGAAGTCATCGACCTGTTGCTGTGTGAAACCCATTGCAGCGAAACCTGCCGTCATCATCGGGCTATCCTTTACAAAGGTGCCGCTATATTCGAAGGCGTCCTGGGTTTCGCCGTCCCGCTGCGCCACCCATGCTTTAACCTGCTCGAGCAGGCCGGCGCGCCGCAGCATCAGCCGGAACTGTCGCGCGGACACCGATGACACCTTTGGCGGCTCGTTCAGGTGCGCGACGAGTTCGGGATTGTCATAGGAGAGAAATTCCTCTGCCGTGCCCTCCTGCAGCTGCTCGAAGACGCCATCGATGACGCCGTCGTCAGATCGTGAAACAAAAGGCATTACGCGCTCCTCCCGCATGGGAAATAGAAACCGTCATTAAAGACCCACAGAGTGCCTGCAGCGCCGGCAACATGCCGGACTTGTCTCGACGTATTCGTCCAAATCTCTGCGTTGCCGACTGAATAGCCGTCTGCAACCTGCGGGGTGCCGACAACTCCGCCTTCGTCAGCGCCGCCAGCTTCAAGAATTCCCTTGGCGGGGTCGTATACAAGGCACGAGTTCGTAGTCGCCGGCGACCGGAACATAAATCGCAGTTTCACCTTGGTCTTCACGCCATTGGGGACGGTCAGCGCCAGAAGGTTGGCGGTCAGTGTGGTGGCAATATTCGAGGCGTCCATTATCGGCGTAACGAATTGATACTCATCGCGCGGATACATGAGGAACGGGCGGATGATTGAGCTGGCATTGGTCAGCACCACCCCGATGCACTTGACGATCGTATAGCCGGTCAGCAGCGCTGTGTTGACACCGGCGATCGTTGGCGAGGTCGAGAAGACAGCCTCGAATGTACCGTCCGCATCCTTGCGAAGGGCATAGAGGAAATAAGTTCCGCTGGCAGCAACGGCGCCCGTGTCGAGACCGCCGTTGCCGCTCCCGGCCACCCAGGTCGCGTTGAGGCGCTTGGTCAGCGTTGCTAGGTTGGCGACGACCGCAGATCCAACGCGCGCCTTGCCCGTTCCGATATCGATATGGGTGTTGGGGTTGCCGGAGTTGTTGCTTACGAGAAGGTCTTCGACACCGGACAGCAGCGATGCCTTGGTGGCCGTGATGTCGGCCTCGATCGCATCAAGCGCATTTTCAACGTTACCGCCGCCTCGGGAAATCTGATCTGACGAATAATCCCCGCTCTGTGCCGTGACCGGCCCGGTGCGGCTGTTGAAAGAGCCGACGCCGGCAACACCGCCGATAGCCCATTCCTGCGCCTTGCGCGCCCAATATTCCGAGGCGCGTTTTCCGGGCGTGACATCGAGGTCTCCGTTCTCCGCCCACTTCGCCGCGAGCGTAGCCGATGCCGCAGCACTCGCTGCGTTTGCCTGCGCATTCCCGACATCAGATGCAGTGAAGACTCCGCCATCCTCGCCATAGGGGGCTTTGTGGGCACGGCGGTTTTCCCGGGCCGATTCCTGCACCTCTGCTTCGACAGTATCCAGAGCAAGATTCTGATCTGGGATCGGGAGCGAGTTGCCGTTCAGAAAGCGAGAGGATCTCCGAGGGGCACGTTTGCCGAACACAACAACGGCACCGACGATGCCGGGCGAGAATACAGCTTTCGCGTCAGTTGAGATCCCGGCGGCGTAGGTGGCGCTGATCGTGAAATCGAAGCGCTCGACGCCATCGACCGTGACGCCGATATCAGCGTTGTCAAAAACAGGAAAGCCAGCCGCGAACTGAGTGGTCGCGGCGACTGGATGATAGGTCGAGATGCGATCATCGGGCGTGGTGATGGACATGGCGGCAGATTGCCCGCGCGCAAATCGGCTCGCAAAGCACTGCCTCCGTCCCAAGACAATCATGAGGCAGCGAATGGTCACTCTTCGCGAACCAGCTTGACAAATGCTCGCTTACCTTGAATTCCTGGTTGAATTTGCCGCACCAGCTACGTGCAAGCAACAACTTGTTAATTCGGATGTGTTGACATATATGGCAACCATAGAGCAACTTGCGGAAGACGAAGTGCTCTTCAAGATTAGCGTTCTTGATGATGCCGAAGTGGAAAAACGAGAAATTTACGTCTTCCCCGCTGTTCGAACCTGGATACATGACACGTTGCCGGCCCTACAAGCGTTCGATGCAGATGACATTCCTCCGCTAAACCAGGCTTGGTCAGTGTTTCGCACTTTTGCAATTGGTGACGAGCTCGAAGAAGGCGATGAGTACCGGCTGATGCAGCCTGAAGAGAACGATGTCTATGAACTCAAGAGTCCCGATACGAGATTTTACGGATGGTTCGTGCGTCCGGGAATTTTTATCGCAGTGTGCGCTGACTCTATGGAACGGGTTCACACCTACAATCTTGCGTCAGGCTATCGGGGCGAAGTCGAAAGAGCTCGTGACAAGATTGATCTTGATCCACCGAAATATTTAGTAGGAGCTTCGAAAGAAGATGTCTTTTCGGTTTGAAATAAACCCACGCGAGGCGGCTAGCACTATTCTCATAAGCAGAACTGCGCGAGAATTACGAAATGCACTTGGCCTCAGGAAGGCAAGCGACGGCCTGACGCAGGCTGAAGTCGCCGAGAAACTGGAGACGGACAAGGCGACGCTGACCAAGTGCCTAAGCGGCTTTCGAAACATGACCTTGAAAACGCTTTCCGACATCGTCTGGGCCATCGGCGCGGAAATCGAGATCAAGGTCAAAGTTCCACAAGTGAAGGCTGGCGCTGAGATAGTCGACTTTGCAGCATTCAGTGGAATGAAGGCAAACACGTTCATTTCCTCAGATGCCTCCGAGGGTTTAACACCCCAGCAAGGGTCAGCGGTCGTACAAACGGCGGTCCTAAAGCATGCAGGGTAACGTAGTATTTTGCGACGACGTGCGCGTTGAGGGCAGTGGGAAGCACATCCTCATCGGCGTCTATCCCAACGGAATGGGAATTACTGGGAATTTTCCCACGAGCGTACGTCTCGTCGCCTGGCTTCATATGACCGGGATCTCCAGTGGGAGGCACAAGATTGAATTCTTCCTTCAGGGGCCAGGGTCTCCAAATCACAATGTCCACGAGAGCGGAGATGTGGACATCCAAGCACCATGGCTCCCCGCCACGTTCTTCATGGGGCCATTCGACATTCCGGTCGCATTCTCAGGGGATATCATCGCTGCTGTCTCGATCGATAATGGTCCTTTGCAAAAGGTTGGTGCTTTGAACGTATCCCCGCTGGTTCGATAAGATTCATCGCCCACCAATATTAATCATATTCGGCGCTCGCGAAGGGAATGCGTCCCCCGGCGCCCACCAGAAGGATTGACCGAACTCCTTTTTCATCCGCCGCTCATAGCGGTTGAAGGACTGGCGGTAATTCGGATCGATCATCGCCTGGATGTTATCGAAGATGAGGCGATCGGTTGCCGCCTTCGTGTACCAGAGCGACGAGCCAGGCGTCCAAGCCTTGACGTGCTGGGCAAACGTCTTGCCGTTGACATCCTTCTTGCCGGCGATCCATTGCGCGACATCGCCGGTGGCGCTGATAACCGCTCCGGGACCGGGGCCCGTCAGATATTGCGTGATGCCATCGCCGCCTCTGGTGACCGACGAATTGACGAAATCGCCGAGCATGCCGCCGCCGCCGCCTCGAATGAACGATTCCAGCCAGAAATTCGGCTTGCTCATGTCGTTGGGATCGCGGCCGGCGATGAGCGACTGCGCCTGCATCGTAGCGGCGCCGGCCATCGTCATCGTCAGCAGGAGCTGCGTTGTGCGGTAAGCCCGGTTCGACATGCTGCCCTGTGTCATCGCGCGCATCAGGTGCGTCATCATGTAGGTCATCGGGAACGACTTGAACTGTGTCGCAGAGCGTACGGCTTCGCCGAGGACGGTTCCACGCTGCAGACCGGCGCTCATTGCCCCACGAATACGGGAATCCGGCTCGACCACGGCGAAGTGACGCTCATCGATGACGGCCGACATCAGCCGATCGGCGAGGCGCTGATCCTCGACGCCGTTCACATCGAAGAACTTCGCTCCTTCTGCCTCGATGTGAGGCGAGACCCGCAGCTTATCCCAATCGCCGGAGTTGAAGCCGTATCGATCGAGGAAGCCACGGAATATCGGATCCAGATCCTCGAACTTGTTTTCGGTCTGCCTCGCGATCATGCCCATGAATTCCATGGAGAACGCGCGCTTGAGGCCCTCGGTCCATGTGTTGATGCCGGTGACGCGCATCAGACCATCCGCCAGGCGGCCGGTGATACCTTGGCCGATCACCTCGTCATCGAAGCGTTTGGTTCCGATCGCGGTATCAAGCACTGTCGCCGCGGTCAGGTTTAGCTGCCGTGCCAGTTCTTCCACGCCTTGCCGGTTCGTTGTCAGGTCGGTGACCAGCCGGGAAAGCACCGCCGCCGCGGGCACGTTGTTATAGTTCGATGCCAGGATCGCAGTCATGGAGTCGCCCGGCAGCGCTGAGATCGTCGCGGAACCAAGGCGCGCCGCTGTCTGAAGGTTGCGCATGCCGCCACCGATGCCGGCAATCAGATCGCTTTGAGCGGCACCAAGCCGGCCGGAAAGCGCGTCATAGGTGCGCTGCACCGCTGACGGGCTGTTCATGGTGATCGATCGCTGGATCTTCTGCCCGATCGTGGAGGCGCGCACGGAATCGTCATCACGGGCGACCTGCAGGAGCTTGTCGAAATTCTGCTGGTAGTTCGGGCCGAGCACTTCGACAAAGGCGATCTCCTTTGCCATCGCCTGCACATGCCCCATCATGGTGTTGAAGAGCCCGCCGGAGCCGACGCCGTATTTCTGCATCAGGCGCTTATAGGTGTCCGGATTCTCAAACCTGAAGACGCGGAGTTGATTGGAAAAGCCGCCGGCGCCGGAGCCTTGCCCTTTGCCGATGGTGATATCATTGAAGGCATTGGCAATAATGCCGGGCACCGCAGCTTTCGGCGCCTCACCGTGGTCGGCCTTGTCCATTACCTTGAGGTTTCCGCCCTCATATTCCGTCATCAGGTCGTTGATGAATGTCCGCTCGCCAATGTTCTTGACCTGCTTCGCGTCCCAGCTCTGAGGCAGCCGCCAATCTTCGAGGACCGAAAGCGGCTTCCCTTCGCGCTTCACACGATCGACCGCATATCTCGCCGTCACGCTGAACGCCCGCGCCGCAGCCTTGGCATCGGCATCACCGGTATCGACACCATAGATTTCGTCGACGACGTTCCAGATGGATTCGGTGTCCTGCCTGAGCCCGGCCATGGTGGAGCGATATTTGTCCATCGTGCCGTTCATGATGCCGAGCAGCTTTTTCGTAACGGACTCCGCATGGCTCTCGACGTTGATGGCGTCCTTCGTCGCGCCGCCGCCTTCCCAGTTGTCGCGCACCAGCGCCGACATCAGTCCGGTGGATTTTCCCTTTGGGTGAAGCTGCATGCGGTTCGCGATCTCGGATTGACGGATCGCCTGTTTCGCCGCCATCAGCTTGCGCTCTTGCGCCGCCTGCATCATCACGCGGGCCGCCTCGAGCGCGCCGGCAGCATCAGCAGAAGCGGGTCCCATCGATGGATAGAGCCGGCCCTGAATACCTTCATGCAGGGCGAGGGCGTCATCCGCCGCTTTCTGGCTGATCCTGTTTGCCTGGACGAGACGCGCGAGGCAGTTCTGTATGCTCATTCCTCAGAACTCCCGATGGTGCAGGCTTCGATTTCCTTAGCGGCCGCGATCTCTTCGTCAGCTTCCCGGAGGATATCCGTGAGATCACGCTCACCGAGTCCGTCGCCCAGATCAACACGAACTGGTGCCGGCTTGGAATCCGCGAGCCGATCGACTATATCTTGTTGTGCCGGAGGGGCGGAAGAGCTGTGTCCGTCTGCCTTTAAATCGCCGGGGCGGTCCACCGTCTTCCCGGCGCTCCGGTCTCTCTCAAACGCCGTGATCAGCCAACTCTTATCCTCGCCGTGAAGATCGAGGCTCACCACCGCCTTGTGGTCTGGGCTTTCGAGCCTGATCCGATTGTTACTGCGTGTTTCTACCTGCAACCCTTCGATGATCCCCGGCAGGTTCGCCATCACCTCGGGATGCTTCACCGCTATCTTCGCGAGACCATACCCCGAGTTTGGCTTAGCGGGATCATACTCACCCCAGATGACATCGATGGGCCCGATATCCCTGTGGTAAAGCGCATTTTTGATCTCGCCTTCCTTGGTCGAGAGTAGCCGCTCACTTTCCTTCTCCCATCGTGCCCGGCGATTGACGGCCTCTTCAACATCGGCGACGAGACGCTCGCCATCCATGATAGACGCCTCGGCTGTCTCAGGGGAGGTCGCCAGCTTCTCGATGGCTTCAGGTGTCAAACGCTCGTCAGCGACCCGCAGCAGGTCATTGCGGCCCACGCGATCGAGCGAACCCTTCAGGATATCAGGCGCAGCCAGAGCATCACCGAAGAGACGCGGGCCGGCATCGTTCTTCATCGCTTCGTCGGCATAGTCAGTCAGAAAGGCGGCGAGACGGTTGCGGCCGACCGGGCGTTTCAGTGCCTCATCGGAAAACATCGCCCGCGCCACGATCTTCGCGAGCTCGCCAGGCCCGCCGAACATTTCGGCCTGGTTGACCAGATCGGAGACGGTGCGGCCCTCGTCGCGAGCCTTCATCACCAGCTTTACGGCGTCGAGCAGGTCGTTGGTGATGTCCATGCCGGCCGGGATCTCACCGCGTGTCACGGCATCGCGCATCTTCGCCCATGCGCCGGAGCTATCCGCCAGCGCGCCGCCGATCGCCTTGATGTTGTTGTCGGTGTCTTCGAGCGTCCGGCCGAGCAGGACCGGCTCACCATAAGCCCGGCCCATCATCGCCGAAGTGATACGGCGCTCGCCCTCCTGTGACAGGAATCCATCCTTGTCGATGAGATTGCCCTGCTCAGCGCGCGGCAGCTTCGACATAAAGCCGCGGGCGAACTGCTGATTGCCGGCGGCTTTCAGATCGCCGCTTTCGAGCCTTTCGAGCATCCCGCCATCGATGAGCCGAGCATCCGACAACGCTTGCTCAGATGCACCGAGGCGCATCGCCGTCGATCGGTTCGCCGCCGTGACGAAACCGACGCGGTCTTCGAGGTCGGTGACCCGCCGCGCGATGAGCACGGGACTTGCCATGCCCTCGACATCGAAATTGTTGGCGCGCAGGAAGTTGCGGTAATTGTCGGCATTGATGCCACCCTGCTGGTATGCCTTGCGCAAGGCCAGGACACGGCCATTGCCGGACTCCACCAGCCCATCGGGCCCGACGATCGGAGCGCCGTTCGCCGCATCGGTGGAAAAGCCCAGGCGTTCGGGCTGCAGGTTCGAGGCGATGCCGGTGATCTGGTCCTGCGACATGGCGCGGGATCGATCGCGCGGCTGAAGCTCCTGAGGAAAAGCCGGGTTTACGCCGAGGTCATCATTATGCGAGGTCACGAGATCGGCGGCATCAACCACCTCATAGCGCACCCCGACGCTGTTGCCGTCGGCATCGTAGACACGGCCGGGCCGCGCGTTCGCCTGCAGGAATGCCTCAGGCGGCAATTCGACCGGGCGCCCGCTTATCAGATCGTCGGCAGACTTCCGGATCGCGGCGGAGTGCGCGAGATCGCCGGACATCGATTTCTCGAACCTGCTGTTCGGTACCGCTGCCTCACGCACGACGACGTTGCCGGTGTCGCGAACATGCGACGGCCATTCACCGGTGCGGGCGCGTGACCAGACATCGGCCAGACCTTTGAACCCTCCACCGAGAATCGCACCGCCGACACCGGCCGCTGCAACATCTCCGAGCGCACTGTTCAGGTTATAATCCGGATCGATCTGTTGGCGCACCGGCAGGTTGATTGCCTGGCCGACCGCATCAGATCCAGCATTGAGGGCACCCTCAACCATCGCCGTGCGCAGAATGCCGGCCGATGCGCTCGCACCGAACGGTGCCGTCAGCATGTTTATGGGATCGGTGATTGTGCCGGCGGCGGAACCGAGAAAGCCGCTCACGCTGGAAAGGGTTGACGTGGTGCGGTTGCTGAGATCCTTGGACTCCTTCAACGCGGACGTGCCGCGCTTCACCCACTCCTGTTCCACCTCTTCCTGTGTCGGCAGGTTAGGCAGATCGACGCCCGGGTTTTCTGCCTTCCATTGCTCAACCTGTTTCCGGGCGACAGCTTCGCGGGCGGGATCGGCATTGACACCCGGGCCGCCCATCCAGTTCGGCAGGCGTTGGCCGGTGACCTGATAGAAATTGCGGATATATTCGCGCTGAATGTCGGAACGCGTGGTTTCGCGCGCATCCACGTTGGTCGCAGTGACCGCGGCCTTATAGTCCGCTGTCAGTCGCGCGATCGGGCCTGGGTCGACGCCCTCGAACGGCCGGGAGGCTGCCGCCTGCAGCGCGGTCTGAACTTCCTGCTCATCGACAAGCATAGGCATCAGCGGCCCCTCAGGTCGAGAACGAAGACGGACAGCTGGCCGTAGGAGCCGGGCGAGGGCTGCCGCATCGCATAGGTCGGAGCATCAGCCGCCCCGAATTCCAGCACATAGCGGCCATCGGCGACCGCGCGCAGCCGGCCCTCATTGCGAAGATCGCTTGCCTTCACCGATGTCCCGCTCGAGGTCACGGCGCCGGCCAGATCAACATCGCCGAGCGCGCCGAGCGTCTTGTCGAAATCATCCTGCGACATGCCGTATTTAGGCGCGACCACGTAGGCGCCGTTCATATCGAGGATGCCGCCGGTCACCTCCTGGATCGCTTGCTGCATCCGATCGTCGTTCAGTTCGCCCGACGTGTCGCCCACCTGGTTGGAAAGATCGGCATAACGCGCGGTCGCCGCATCGAGCAGCGTTTGCCGAGCGCCTTCCAGCGCTGGTGCGAATGCCGTCGGCGGCAGCAGGTCATCGATCGAGGCCGAGTTATCTTCGGTCTTCTTCGGCGCGAGCAGCGGGTTTTCCTTCAACAACTGCTGTCCGCGCAGCACGCCCTCGGCAGCCTCGGGATTATCGGGCACCAGCGCGCCGGCCGCCGCAACGCTGCGCGCCTGCCCGGACGCATACAGGGCGCCCAGCGTTGCCTTGTAGGTTTCGGCACTGAGGTTCTGCGCCATCGAGCCGAGCAGTTGCACCGAATCCTGCGGCGTCGAATTCGTCAGAGCCCGCGCGACTTGCGCCTGCATTTCAGGGCGCAGCGCCGAGATGTCGCCGACCATGCCGCGCGAGGACAGCACATCGACGGAATTCTGCAAGCCCTGGAATGTCGGACCCCAACTGTCGGGATTGGAGAGATCAAGCGCCGCAGGAGCTGCAACCATTCCCTTGCGGGCCGCGTAACCGATCGGATCGTCTTTCAATGCCTGCGCCTGCGCCTTTTGCGCGTCCTGCAGGCCGGTGAGGATCTGCTGCTGCGCAAGGGTGGCACCGTCGCCGGCATCGGCTTGCAGCGAAGCGATCAGGCTTTCGACCTGCGCCGGCGCTGCGTTGCCGATCGACTGAATAGCGCCCTGGCTGGAGAAGTAAACGGAGACCTGCTTGCGGAAATCCTGATCGTCGACCAGCGCGAGCTGGCGGGAAAGCAGGTTTATATCCGAAACCACCGGCGTCAGGCCCTTGTCGAACCCAGCCTTGATGCCGGTGAACAAATCCTTGGCATCCGAGGTGACTTCCGTCCGGTATTCCTTGATCACTTCAGGGTCGACCGTTGGGCTGTAGACACCACCACCGCCCATTTTTTTATCAGCCCAGGCCCTGACATCAGCAGCGGACATGCCATTCAAGAACGGGTTTGCCGACATAACAGCATCGCCGACGATCCCGGCGACAGGAGCCGTAGGATCAGCTTTTATGACTTGTGCGGCGCCTCTTGGTCCCAAAAAGTGAGCGAGATAAACGTTTCCATCTGTGCCTTGAATGCCTTGGTTCGCAAGAAACTGGATGTTCTCTTCGGCGTATCGAGCAGTCATTTCGCGGGAGAGAGCACCGTCCTTTTTCAGGTCCAATAGATCCTGCGCTGACTTGCCCGCCGCGATGTCCGGCCTGTATTTTCGGATAGTTGCCAGCCAGGTGGAATCGATGAACTGGCCAGCACCTTCAGCCGATGAGTTGGGATTCTTGGCGGTCGCGCTTCCGTTGCTCTCCACCCCAACGATCTTATCGGCCGTCGATGCGCCGCCAACATTGCCAACATTCGCGGCATTCAACGTCGCTTCCGCCATGGCAAGCTGCTCTGGATTATCTGCCATGCGGAAGCCCTGCAGCGTCTTCGCCACGGCGCGCGCCTGATACAGTTCCATCGCCCCGGAGAGATCGCCGCCGGCCGCCAGCGTTCGCGCCGTGGTGTCGATATCATCGTTATCGAGCCCGACGCCCTCTTTCAGCCGCTTCTGGATAACGGCGGATTGGTCCTGTGTCGGCTTCAGGTTCGCCTTGACCTGCGCGACATAGCCGTTGATGCGCTCATTGGCGAGACCGGCATATTGCCGGCGCTCCTGAGGAGAGAGCGCGATGCTGGTGTCTGTCGTGATCGCATTGGCGAGCTCGCGCGCTTTCACCAGGCCGCCCGGCGAATTCAGCGCGATATCGACCTGCCCAAGCATGGCGTCCGACATGTGCCGGCCTTCCATGCGCTTCAGCGCGATGTTGGCTTGGTCTTGACCGACATTGAAATCGGGGTTGTCAGCGAGGCTCTGATACAGCGTTTTGATCTGAGCCTGCTTTTCTCTGTACGCTGTCGTACCAACGCCGCCGCCCCGAGCCAGCGCCGACGCGTCATCGTCGAGAAGCTGGATCTGCGATTTGATGTTGCCCTCGAACTCCTTTAGGTCCGATGTCCGCTTCTGCTCTGATACGCCCAGCGAGAAGCGCGGTCCCTCGCTGTCGAGCATCGTGGTGACCGCGCCGCGAAACTCTTTCGGCACCGCCGTCAGGGTCTGATCGCGAAAGGCTTTCCAGCCGGAGTTGAAGGTGTCGATGTTGCCTTTGGCGGCGTTGGTCAGCTCGATGCCTTTGGTGCGGATATCGCCGGCCAGGCGCGCGGTGTATCCCTGCTGGGCCGCGGCATTGTAGGCCCGGCCGGACGCGGAAAGGTTCGAACGGGAGTCGACCTTGAGTGTACCATCAGGATCTCGATAGACAGCGTTCGCGCCGGAATCCTGCGCGTCGGCAACATCCTTGCGCTCGAGCGTTTCCGACCATGCATCAAGGCCGTTGGCGATCTGCTGGAACGGATTCGCGATCTCAGCGCCGGAGAGCGAGGACTGAGGCCCTCGCGTGACGGCGCCGCGTGGCTGGATTTCAGGAAGTTTTGCCATGCGATATTAGCTCCCGGTCGCATATGTGCTGCTGGAAAACCCGCCGGAGCCCGCGAACTTCGCGAGGCCGGTCGCCGCCCCGCCGAACAGCGCCCACTTCGCGGAGGATCGCCGGAACTTGGCGTCGGCGTCATCCTGGTTCGCCTGCATCCGCTTCGATCCGACCTCGATGCGGCGGTCCCGATCGCTGTTCTGCTGCTGTTTCGCATCGATCGCCATGCCGGTCGGCGAGTTGGGGTCGACACCGGCGGAGGCGCGGATCGCCTTGATGTTCGAGATCGTCGAATTTAGCTCGTCGCGATAGCTGGCGTCGATCTGGTCCGCCTGAATGCGGCCGACCTGTGCGGCGCGCTTGGATTGATCGGCCTGATAATTGCTCGCCTGAGACTGGCCGAGCGCGCCGACCAGTGAGCCTGCCAAGCCGAGAAGTGGTGCAGCAGCTTGTGCCATCAGACCGTGATCCTTGTTGTCAGCTCGATGAGTTTGAAAGCGCAGGGGAACGTCGATTTGATCGGCACATCCGGGTCATACGAGCGTCCGGTCTCGCGATATTTGTAGGTGTCGTTGCGATTCGGGATCGGCAGGCTCAAATCCTCGCCACCGCGATAGGAGCCGAAGACGCGATTGCCGGCCTGAAACTCCTGTGTTTCGCGAACGGCCATCAGCATCTTCGCGATCTTGCGCTTCTGCTCGCCCTGTCCGACCGGCTGCCCGCCTTCGAAGTTGGTGAACAGTGGGTGGAACTCCCAGTCGAACCCGACGCCGATGGTCAGGGCGGCATAGTCGCTGTAGCCGTTGATGATGCCGTCCTCGGGAACGGTGATGGCGCCGAAGTAGAAGCCGCCGGCGAAGAGCTCGACATCCTTGCCGGCGAAGAATCCGGTCACGATGCCGTTTAGCGTGATTACGGTTCCGTCGTCGACCTGCAGCGGCGAGCCGTCGTTGAGCTCGAGGAAGTCAGCGAAATCATCGGCGGAGAAGGTTTGCGCGCAGTCGCATAGCAGGGAATAATCCAGCGCCTCCGCGACACCGACCTCGACGCCATCGAAGGTATAGACCGACATGCAAACCACACTGCCGTAATTGCCGGTGATGCTGCGGATCTCACCGGCGCCGTCCCACGGCAGCCAGCCGATATAATCGCGATCGGGATTGAATTGACCGACGACGAGCGTGCCATCATCGTTCACGGCATAGACTTGGCGAGATGGGAAAACAGGCGTTCCCGAGGAAACTGCGATCGATTTAACCCCATGGAAGAGGGTGCGATGCAGGCGGTTCACCTCGTTGGCGATATATGGTCGCGCGGTCTGACCGGTGGCGCTGACCGCATAGATACCGGTTCCAGATTTATCAATGAAGATGAGGCCCTCGGTAACCTCAAGGGGCCGGATATTGGCGATCTCACCTGAAAAGATAGGGCGGAACTCGACGGAGCCGGGCTGCAGCGGCGTGCCGACGGACACAGGCACATAGAAGACACCGCGATCGGTGACCGCGAACTCATCATAGCCGCCGACGACGTGATAGACTTGGCACTCCGCGCTGATGTATTCGAGGATCGCGTTATCGGGATCACCGCCGATCTGGCCGTCCCGATTGTTGCCGGCGGCCGACCAGAACACCGCGTTCTTCTTTTGCTGGAAATTGGTCATGATCAGGCGCTGCCGATCCTTGGAGACCGAGCGCGGCCAGCCGCGATATGCGGAAATGAACTGTTCATCCCACTGGACGATCGATGCGGTACCGACCGCGGCAACTGCCGAGATTTTCGCCGAGCCGGTCGGGCTGACGAGAGTTTCGCCGACGATCGGGATAGTTAGCAGCTCGACCGGAACAACGGTGACATCGTTGCCGGAGACGGAAACGACCTCAGCTTTGGCATTTGTGGTGTCCGTCTCGACGACTTGCCCGATCGAGAAGGCCGAGCCGTTGGCGACGGTGACGCGCTGCGCCGTCGGCAGACTTTCGATGACCAGAGCCGTCGCAACCGTCGCAGAGAGAACGTTCAGGATGTGGATCTGCCGGCCGGCATACCTGAACCGGACGCCAACATGCAGCGGCGACAGGATCGGGGCCGAGAAGGTGATCGAGATGGTGCCCGTTGTCGCTGACGGGTACATCGTCACGTTCTGGCTGGATTCGAACCGGAAGAACGGCATCCTGATCGCATTGTTGAGCCCGACGGCGAACGAGAAGGCCGCGATCGACCAGGCATAAGTGCCTTCAGCGATCTTGATCACCTGTGTCTGCCCAGGCCACGCGACGAAGATCTCGTTGTCCATCGGCTCGAACACCAGGTCATCGAGATCATCGGCACCCCACGGCGCCACCAGCGAGGCGACCAGAGCACCGTCTTCGGTCCTGACCTTCACGCCGCCATCGATGAACACGACACGATAGGCGACATCATCGAATGGCTTGAAATCCATGATGATGCCGAAGTCCTCGAAAAGGAACCGGCGGCCCGGGCGGCGGATCAGGCCGCCGGTATGGGTGTTCGCCATGTTGCGAGCATCGCGCAGTGCGAACTTCAGAGCGTCGACATCATCACGGCGGACCGCATCAGGGTCGACGACGCCCGAAGAGAAATCACGTTGACGGATGATCTGTTCCTGGATGCTCATACGCGGCGCGTCCTGCGCGCCACCGCGACCTTCGATTTGTAGGTGTTGCGGGCCGGGTTCTGCTGGTCGACGTGGCTGCGCGTCTCCTCAAGCAGCCCTTCGGCCTTGCGCTCACGGTTCGTCGCCTCGCTGAAATCCTCGTTGAGCCCGCGCAGGCATCCGACCTCGACATAGGTGGTCAGGATCTCCTCAGCCATCGGGTGCCATGAAGCATCAGGCGGCGCCTTGATGATCGTGGCGTAGATCTCCGACTCGTAGTGGCACGACAGAATGCCGCCCATGATCTCGTAATCGGTCAGAAACTGGGTGTCGAAGAAGACCTCTTTCACGTGCAGGGTGTTTTCCGGCAGCCGGAAACCGTTCTTCGAGAAGCGCCGGGACCGGTTATCGGCATCGGGCGCGCGCACCAGTAGTTCGTTCGTGGTCGCGAAAGGCCAAGTATGCCGGGCCGTCAGGAAGCGGACAGCGCGATCGAATGCGGCATTGGCGTGCCTATACTCATCCGACGGATCGTTGAGCACATTCACCGTGTTGTTGCCCGTGGCGAGCAGCGCATTATTGAGGATGGTCAGCTTGTCCATGCCGGGAGAATGGCGGCATCAAGGAACCCGGGCAAAGCACAGCAGCAGGCATAGAAAAACCCCGAGGTAACGAGCTCCTCGGGGTTTCCTTCAGTCAGCCGGTCGCGATGGTGAGCGGCTGGCGTCAGTCCTCTTTGGTGTGAAGCTTGACGTATTCGTCCTTCTCGTCGTCGGACTTGCTGTTGAAAGCCACACCGTCGGGCTCGCGGATCGACTTGCCGACTTCCGCACCGGTGGCATCGAAGATCGCCCACCAGCCTTTGCCCTTTTCCCGTGCTTCGAAAGGCGCCTTCGGGTCGTCTGCAGGCTTCAAATCCTTCGGCTCTTCCGGCACATTCTTCTTCGCCGGCCAGGGAGTTTCCGACCATTCCTTCGGGAACTTGGCAAGCGCCTCGCGGGCGTCGATCTCGTACATTTCGGTGGCGGCGCCGTCCGCGGCGTCGATGTGATAGATTTTCTTCAGCATTGTCTCATCGCTCCAATGGAAAGGGCTCATCGCGGGTTACGCGCTGAGGTCACCGGCAAGCCACGCAGCGAGCGTGATCGAGGGCGTCGTGCCGCCGAGAACTGCGTAAAGCTGCAGATAGCGGAAAACGTAGATGCCGCGCTGGTTGGTCACGGGAAGCGTGAAGCGGGACGCGCTCTTGCGGGGCGTCGGGACAGCATCGGATGCCGGCACAATCGTCGGGACGAGGCGGCCGGCCGTGACCGCGGCGAAGTCCTGAACGTTCAGGATTTCGACGTTGCCGTTGCCGAAGGCTGCATCGTTCGAGCCGAGCAGGAAGAGACGATAGGTCTCGTCGTTCGAGGATAGGTCCATCGCCGAAATGTCGATGTTCAGCTTGCCGATCCAGCGTCCGCCGCCCATGTCGACCTGAGCCTGAACGGCATTGACATAACCTGTCGCCGTGAGTGTCTGGCCGTTGGCGAAAGCGGTGAGGGCGTCGAACGGAACGTCCCAGTCGGGGACGATGGAAGGAAGTGCGGACTGCGAAAGGGGCATTGCATCAGCTCCTGAAAAGAGGGAACACCGTGGCCGTTAGGCCACGATGGTTGCCGCGGTGATCGAGGTCAGGCGGCTGAACGAACGCGGGTGCTCGCGGACGATACCCCAGTCCCACTTGATGTCCGCGACATCGAACGGCGTGCCGATCTGGCGCTGGAATTCGCCGACATTGAGCGGTGTCTGCTCGATGCCGTAGAACTTCCCGTCGCCCAGCGACAAGCAGTAGATGGAGCCGGTGACCGCAGCGCCGCCGCCCTGACCGACTTCGGTCATCGGCAGCAGGTCCGGGGTGTCATCGGGCTCGTAGCCAAACAGGATCTGCAGGCCCTTGTAGCGCATGATGCGGCGGCCGAACTCATCGGGGGCCGAGTCATAGGCCAGCGCCTGGCCGGTCAGCGTGGAGTTACGCGCGGCTGCGTCCAGATACGGCATCAGTGAGCGCGGGAACAGCCAGTGCGTCGGCTTGTTCACCGACCAATAGAGGATATCGAGCTGGGCCAGCGAAAGCGGCGCGCCGCCGGAGGCGACCGAGTTGTGGAACAGGTTGATGCTGCCCTGATTGCAGCGGATCTGGATGCCGTTCGGCTGCTTGGCGCCGGCGGCGGAGTTGTCGCCCTTGACCAGGATCTGGCTCGCATACTGCGACAGGGCGATGTTCTTGAGCTCGAGCTGCTTGTATTTGTGGTCGGGGCCGAGGCGATCGACGATGGCGCGGTCCACTTCGACGAACTCGTCGATCGGGAACGTGTCTTCTTCGCGCAGGTTGAAGTTGCCCGTGTCCTTGTTGCCCTGAGCGTTGAAGTTACGGAAGCCGACCGTCGGGAGACGACCGATATCCATGAACTCCTTCTTGCCGTTCTGGGCCGGCATGAAGGGGAACGCGGCGAGCAGGTCCGACGTGCGGGCCATGTTCTCGACGAACACGCGCTCGCGCGAGGACTCGTCCAGCGTCTTGGCGTATTCGGCCAGCGAGATCGGCGCCGTGATGGTGGAAGGGACGGAAATGGGCATTCAAATTTCTCCTTCAGTTCCCGGTCTTGGCCCGGTCAATCGCGGCCATTCGCTGGCGGAAATTCATTTTGTCGTAGCCTTCGATCTGGGTGCTACCGCCCATTCCATCGCGACCCCCGCCGGGATTCCCCGGCACGGCACCTCTGTTGAGAAGCATCAGCTTCTCGAACGCCTGCACCTGTTTTGCGGTGTAGAGCATCGGCGCCAGCGCACCCGCCAGCTCTCCGCCGATCTTGGCGCCGAGCCACGTGGTCACCGCGTTTACGCGTTCCGTCGCCTTGGCGCCGAGCTCTTCGCGCTGCTTCGTGAGGGCTTCGGTGATGCTGCTTTTCTCAGCGATATCCGCCTGAACACCGATGGCGATCATGCCTTCGAACTGCTCTTGGGTAAGCTGATTGGCATGCGCGAAATCGCGAGCCGCTGAGATGCGTGGATCGTTCTCGTCGATGATGGATTCGCCGTCCGGAACCTCGAACCCTTCGGGAAGCTTGAAATCCTGAGGCAGCGAAACCTTATAGCCGTCCGGCTTTTCGGGAACGCTGGCGAGCAGCGTGTCGCGCTCAGCCTTGGTCGCGGCGAGGTCGTTAAAATAGTCGACCTTAAAGCCCTTTTCGGGATCCCAAAGCGATTGCGGAAGATAGTCGGGACGGACAGGCTTTTCTGCCCCGGCGCCGGCGCCGCCAGCACCACCTTCATCACCAGCGCCACCGGCTCCAGCGCCGGCCGCTCCTGCATCGCCGGCACCACCTGCGGCGCCTGCACCTTCATCGGGGGCGAGCATGATGCGGGGACCGCGAAGCGAAGAGAACACGAAAGCGCCGGGACTACGCCCGACCGGCGGGACCATGCCGCCTGCTTTTCCGTGTTGGGGATCTCGAAACATTTCTTCGCTCAACGTCTTCGTCTTCGTTTCCATCGCGTCTGTCTGCCTCTGCCATCGCTATCAGGGTGGCTGCGAATTTGCGGCGCTCGTTGTGGGCGTGCAAAGCACAGGTCTCCACCGGGCCGATTTCCTCGACGATGGATTGCAGAGCGGAAAACAAAAGCTGACCTTCAGGCGTGCGGGCGATCCGCCAGACGGCCGCCTTCACATCATCATCGAGAAGCTTGATTTTCATGGATAGAACTTCGCCTTTTCAGCCTGAGGGATGCGGCCGGCCATGTAGAGGATGCCGTGAAGCGCCTCGTGGATGCCGTCCACCTGGGTCTGGTAGAACAGCGGCGCATTATCCTGCACGTTCGTCGCGAAGACCTCATCGCCGTTAACCGTGGCCGTCCAGCTGCCGTTACCATTATCAGCCAAGTCGCGGATCGTCCGCGAAGTGTAAAGCCCTGGCTGATATTCGAACTGAATACGGCAGCCGAGCGGCACCTGTAGCGGCAGCACGATGGTAGACCATGTTGTGACGCCGTCCTGGTTGCCCGGGTGGCCGACGACATTGCCGATCGGAAAGAGCTCGGCCGTCGGAGGCTTGCCGATTGCCCGGTCGTCGGACCAGTAGGGCACGATATCGATCACCTTCGCATATCGTGTCGAAGCCTTAATCAGATCATTGACGGCCTTCAGCGTGCCACCAACTGCATCCCAGAGTGTCGCGACGGCGATGTTTGCCAGCGCATGATAGTTCTGGTTCGACGGGTTGGAGGTCACGGTGGGCTGTATGGTCATGCCGACAACGTGGGTGTCTGCGCCATATCTGGTCTTGACGCGGTCAACGAGGGCGAACTTGGGGCTGACCCATGTGCTAGCCGTAGCGTTGTTATCATTGCGGCCCGGCTGGTCGAGCACAAAAGACCATGGATCCAGGCCGCCGTTATAAGTGTTCTTCACCACGTCGAGGAAGCTGTCCCATCGCTTCATGGCATTGGTCGTCAGCTCGTTCTGAGATTTCGCGCCAGGCAGGCCCATGAATATGTGCGGGGTGCTGCCCCAGACATCGTCGTCCTCGTCGAGGTATCGGCCGAGCACCCCCAGGTTGCGCCGAGCATCGGCCGAGGCCGCGAGCTCCTGCCGTTCGACCAGGCTGTCGGAAGGCACCATTGCCACCGGCCGGCCGTCCCATCCCTTGGCGAAGATCTGCGCCGGGCCGTAGGCGAGCGGCTGAGAGGTCGACACGTTGCCCAGGCAGTTGTAGCGGGCGTCAGGATCACGGTCAGCCGTGCTCGGGCCGTTCGACACTGCGAGAGCCTCCAACGCCGCGAGGTCGCCGGCGGCCCAATATTTTTCCCCGCGGTGCCTTTGGCAGCGATAGCCGCCGATATAGGTGGCGCCGACAGCACCGTGATAATAGGTCTCAATCCCGTAGATCGATCGGCCAGGAAGCCAGTCGGGCAACGTTACAAGTCCAAAGAGAACGCCCGTCGCGGCTGTAGCAGCGCCAGCAATGTTCCCTCCGAAAAGGATGGGATACTTATTGCTGTCAGGGTGAAGAAAGAAGGTTTTGTCCACCAGCATATCGGCGCTGGGGTTGATCGTTTCTTGGGGCGCGTTGCCGCCGTCCGTCAGGCCGAAGCCCAGGAAAGGCACAAGGAATTCGTTTGTCGGATAACTCGGCGAGCCGAAGAACAATTTGCTGCACTGGTAGTTCAGCCCGGCAGCGTAGGTTTGCACGAAGCCCTGCGGCCAATGGATGCCTGTAGCGGCTGGCATGTAGCGGTTTGCATCGGGAACCCACGCTGGTGGCCCGACCCGCGCGTTGCTTGTGGAAAGATCGAGCCCGAAATTAAGATCGCCGAAGGGCATGTCGAGCCCTCAGCCGTTGATGACGGCGGCGGTATAACCCTTGGGCACCGAGAACGGCTTGACGGCGCCATCGATGAGGGGCCAGCCGTTCGTCAGGGACGCATCAGCTGCGGTCGCATTCGGTCCGAAGGCGATGCGCGCCGGGCCGCCGGCGACAATCACCGTCCAGACCTCGTTATCCGCGGCGACGAGGGTGGCGTCGACAGTGCTGGCTTTCTGGCTTGCTCCGGTGAGCGTAATCGACTTCTGGCCGAGGATGACGCCGTCGGCGATCGGCACGCTGCCCCCCGACGAAGCGAAGCCGCTGACCTTGTGGCGGATGATCTCGATGGTAGCCATCTCTTATTGGCCTCCTTGGCCTGGACCGGGAACCGCGCCGGCCTGCTGCGCCGCGCCAAGAACCGTGTTGAGGAGATCGGCGGTCTGCGTTTCGTTACGCAGCACGACGACATCGTCCTTCATCAGCTTCTTGAAATTGTCGATCGTGGCGCGCTCGTCGATCGCAGCGGCCGAGGTCTCCGGGAAATAGCTCTTCGCCATCGTCAACAGGTTGCCGGCCACCTGTACCTTCTGATTGTCCGCCGCCTGTGTCGCGGGATTATTGGCGATCAGCGACAGCTTCTTGCTGTTGATCGTGATGTCCGAGATCTTGCCGTCTTTTTGCAGCAGCCACTCGAAGCGGCGATAGATCGCATACGGACCTTCGCGCCAGAACTTCTTGCCCGGCGTGCCGATGCGGCGCTGCGCCTTCAGCATCTCGTCGGCCCACTGGGTCGCGGTCGGCGGGGTGTCGCCCTTTTGCTCGGGATAGTCGGCGAAGTGCTTGCGCTTGATCCGGCGCTCCAGATCGGTGGCGGTATAGAACCCAAGATCGGGATCGCCGCCAAAATACAGCGATGTGACATCCCGGCCGGAGCCCGGCCGCATCGGATACGCCTTGCCGGATTCCAGGCCGCCTTCGAAATCGGTGACGCCATCATCGGGATAGCCGATCGGCGGAGCATTCGCGATATCGACCCTGTCTTGCGTTCCGGCTACGATCACATCGAGGACGCGATATTCCTGAAGCGACTTGATCGAGGGGCCGAAGCCCCATGCGAAATCCGAATCCGGTGACATGCGCGCGACGAGCAGCGGCGTGCAGCCCTCACCCTCGAACTTGTCTTCGTGAACTGCGACCTTGTCGACCAGCAGCACGTGGATCCAGACATCCTTTTCCGGGTCCGACCAGTCGCGCCAGAAGCACCACACGATTTCGATATAGCAGCCGCGCTCTTTCTCGATCTTCTTCTGCGTCTTTTCCGGCAGTTTGATGCCGGGGATCACCGAGGCGACCTGAGGCCCTCGGACATGCCGGACGCGGAAGCGATCACCGATGGAACCGTCGGCCTCGACGTTGATCTCGAGCTCGCGTGGCGGCACCGTCTGCACGCAGATCGGCTTTGTGTTGGTGGGCTTTTCGATCCACCAGGCCACTGTGCCGACCGCCATATGAGGATCGAGCGTAGTGCCGAGCTCCGCTTCGAAGTTCGAGGATCGGATCGCCGAGAAGATCACCTCGTCCCGGGCTTTCGCCTCTTTCTCGAGATCGGCGACATCAGACGGTTCCAGATCGACGATATCGACCTTCGAAAGCTCGGAGGTCACCCACGTCGTGCCTTGCGGGAAGAATGCCGCAACGGCTTCCGTCGCCAGGTCTTCGGAAACCTCGGGACCGATGCCGGTGGCGAGCTCGTCCTGATCCTCACGCTTCTTCGCCGGCTTTCCCAGCGAATCCACCAGATACGACAGCCGCGGCCGGGTGAAGAAATAGGCTTCCTGCAGATCGAGCTTCGACCAGCTCTTTTGCTGGCGAGCATCGGCGAGGCGGCGCTTTGCCTCCTCGGTTACCTCTTTCGGAGGGAAATTCGCCTGTTCCTTGGAAGCGTCAGCCACCATAGCTCCTTACTTGAACATGCTGACGAGCGGCGAGGACATCGATGTGCCCGCCAGCGCGTTGCGTGTTCCGAAATATCGAAGGGCTTGATCGGTCTGGGTCGCGAGCCGATCCTGAATGGTGTTGATCTTTTCCTGTGCCGCGGCCTGCTGTTGGCGCTTCAGCTCAGGATCTTCCTTCGGCTTGGATTGCTTCATTTTCGTGCTCTTCCGGACGGATGATCTCGCCACCGTTGGCGAGACATTGCCGGAAGAGAGCATCGGGCCGCAAAGTACAGGTCCGCAGTCCGACGATGTGGGCGACCGCCGGCACGCACCAGCCGCCGAGGGCGAGATTGACATCGAGCTCGCGCCCGAGCGGCTTCGCCATGCGCACCACGGTCTTGCCGATGCTGTAGTGGCCGATCAGCTTGTCCGCCTCATGATCGCCGACGACGAGGATCCTGCTGCGATCGAGGTGGAAATCGAAGAACGCCCAGGTCTGCGCTCGCGCGATAAAGCCGAAGCAGGCGACATGCTTGAACCGGCCCCATGCCAGCCAGTTGATCCACCGCCGCGCCGGCGCCGGATCGAAAACGACATACCAGTCCGTCGGCTCGCAATCCTCAAGCCTGAGGCCGCTGAAGCTGTCATTGGAATCCACCGCGCCGCCTCGACTTCTTCTGTGGTTTCGTGCTGACCGGCGCCTTCGAGCCGGAGCGCTGCTGACCCGTGACGACGCGGCCCTCGCCAGCGCCGAGCAGCATGTATTGAGTTGCATCGGCGATGTCGGAATACCGATCCTTGAACGGCTTATCCTCGTGCCGCGATGTGCCTTTGATCCGCTTGAAATGATAGCCGCCGGCGCACGCCACCTTGAGCGTGCGGCAGTTGATGCCGCAGACCAGGAACCGGGGCACGCCGTTGACCATCGTCACCATGGCGTACTCGACGGCCTCGATGCGGGTCTGGATGTGATTGTTCTTCACCGGCGCGGCCCGCACCGGCATGCCGAAATTGTTCCGGAACACGTCATAGGCTGTCGTCTCGTCCGCTTGCGTGCCGTCGTCACCCTTCGGATCGCCGAAGAACTCGACGGAATAACCCCGCTGCTCGCCGGCCTTGTTCGCAACGTGCCAGTCGCCCAGACGCCGATCGAGGAGCTGCTTGACCAGCGGCGCGAAGATGGAAGCCCCAACGCCGCGCGCCGTGACCTCGGCAAAAATCCGCCAGCGATTGTTGACGAGCTGCCCGACGACGCAGGCCGGGTTCCGCCCAAAGTCGAGCCCAACATAGACCGGCCAGCCCGGGATAGGCTCGAGCGCGGTCTTCGATGCGTGGGCGTCCTCGCTGAATTGCTCCCAGACCGGCTTGCCGTCGACGAACACCGTGATCTTGTTGAGAACGCGGCTATCGATCCATTGCTTCGTCTTGCCCTTGATCTTCTCCGAATAATAGCCGGGCTTCAGCCACTTCGTGTTTTCCGCCAGCGGGTTCATCCGGTACCCGATCAGCATGCCGGCGGCATCCTTGATTTCGAGCATCGCCGGCGGCTGCACGTGATAGCCCCAGTTGTCGGGCCGCCGGTAGGAAAGCCGCTCCTCTTCCGTCCAATCGTCCGGAAGCGGCACCTCGCCCATCATCAGCGGGATGAAGTGATCCTCGCGCGGCGCGTTCATATCGGCGATCACGCCGTCCCAGGTGGCGCCGCCGTCCTTCACCGCCGGGAATCGACCAGTTCTCGACTCCGCCTCGTCGACGATCGCCTTCTCGATGAATTCGAGCTCGTTAAACCAGATGCCGGTGAATTCGAACGAGCGCAGCTTTCTGACATCGTCCTCGGTGTCGAGCGCCAGGAAGATGATCTCCATATCGACATCGCCGATGCGGATGACATGCCGGAAAGGCCGATCCCAGTAAAACCGCCCGTACATCTCCTCTGGGAACCAATCCAGCCACGTCTTGACCGTCGTGTTCTTCAGGTCGGGAAAGGTGTTGCGGCAGACCGCCCAGCGGGTCCGCCTGACCCCGTCGGCATTCGGCCGCTGCTCGCAGGAAATCATCCACATCTTCATGATGCAGGCCGTAGACGTGCCCGATCCGATCGAGCCGCGGATCACGGAAACATGCTTCCGGCATTCCAGGAATTGCTCGAGCACAATGCCGTCAGGCTCGTAGATCTTCCGGCCCGACGGATCGAGCTCGATTTTGGGCAGTTCAGCCGGCCGGTCCGGTTCGATGACTTCAATCATCGGCAATCGTTCCGCGAGCCAGATCGGTAGAAACGATGTTCAGCGCCGCCGCGGACATCACAATCTCATTGATCGCTTGCCGGTCGTAGAAGATCTCGAAAAATCCGTCAGTGCGAGCAACCACCATCACGATGTGCTGAACATCATCACGGTCCCGAACTCGATCAAGGATGTCTCGATACGTGAGCAGCGGCGCCCCGCTCATATTTACAACATTGGACATCAGGAAACCGCCTTGAACATCACTGTCGTTTCCTTTGCCCGATCATCATCGAAAATGGTCGTGAAGATCGCCGAGCACTCAGGAGCGTCGGGAACATCATCGCCTTCGATGCTGAGGATCAGATAAGGGCCGAGGTCAGATCGTGATGCCCCGGTGACCGAAGTCCCGGCAGGCATCACCGTCAGAAAAATCGCCAAAGCATCAGGATCGACGCGAATGATCGACTTCGCCATTACCGGGCACCGGCAGCCTTCAACAAGGCATTGCCGAGCCAGGCCACCATCTTCCAGAACCATCCAAACATATCCGCCTCCATCGCTGAGATGGCCCAATCTTCGCGGGTGCCGCTTGTGCTGACAAAGCACTGCCAAAGGTCACGATTGACGGCAACCTGCGACCGTGGATATCTGCCTACAACTGGGAGGGGCTCATGAAACCAACCGCAATAACCGGCGCCGTCATATTGATGTCGCTTCTGATCGGCGCCACCACATCGCAGGCTCAGGATTCTCTCGATTTCAAATGCCGTGAATTCCGGCCGAGCCTGGAAAAACGATCCGTTGAGCGCCCGGAGCCACCCTTTTGCGGGACATCGTTCGCCCCTTTTTTCGATGAATTTTCCTTCAACAGTTGTCGCTCGGAGATGGAGCAATACCGCCAAAAAGTCGCTGACTTTGCAGACTGCCTCGTCGACGAGAACAAGCGGGCGGTCAAAGAATTCAACGACGCCGTGACTAGCTTCAATCAACGCGCCGGTCGCTAGTGCCGTGTGCAGCCCTATTGATCGAAGTTCTCCTCAAAGCTATGGGTGAGCGGAAAAAGGGGAGATACGAATTTGGCGTTTATTCATGACCACCCGCGAGTTCGTCTGCGATTCCAAACAAAGGAATTCATCACGGCCTCGGACTTGAACGGAATTATTTCTGACCTGCAGTTTGTTGGCTGGCTGGCACTCTCCGCGACCGACATCGGGCGGCCGCTCCACGGCCCTCTAGACAGCATTTGGGCGTATCGGATAGACCTGCGTGCTGACATTTCGTTTTCGGAAATCCAATTCGCGAGCCCCCTGGGGCTCGAATATGTGTTCAGAGACTTGCCGAAGGAAATCGCAGCGAAAGCCGTCAAACATTCGGGCGAGATCTTCAGGCGCCTCATTATGCCGGCCCAAATGGAAGAAAGAGCCGATATTCAGAACAATCTTCTCCGCGAAGAGGTCAGCCGGAAGCGCTTGGAGAACGCTGCTTTGGCCCTCGAAGTTTATAAAAAGCTTCCACCCGAAATGCGGAAACCCTGGCTCGACGAGGCTCTGCAAGTTCAAACACGATTTAAGCGGCACCCACAGATCATCGAGGCCACATTTGACAATGGCATCCCAGCGGTCGAAAGGAGCGCTCACAGCCAGCCGGATTCTGAGGAAGGCCCATTCGAAACAGAGTTTTAGAGGGTGCCGCCAGGCAACTGGTGGTGTGATCTTTCCCCTACCATGGGGTAAAAAAATCTGAGAGCCAATGTCCCTGAGCGGGCCGAATATTGTGTGAGGGTGGAACTGGGAATTTACCGCCGAGTTTTGCCCCCACCCCCGCCTTTGAGGCTCGAAATGGAGAACGAACGGGGCACGGGGCCACGTTCCTCACTCTTCCTCGGGAACGTCCGCCTGATCTGGTAAGCCCTTAGGCCCATGTGCCTCCAGATGCTCTATCTGTGGCGCTGTCCGACCCAAGCGGATCACATAGCCAGGCGTCACGCTCACCGTGTTGTTGACCTGCACGTTCACCTGTGTCGCGCCGATCGTGTGGTTGCCCCGGTTCTGACCGTCAAGGTATTCAGCCGCCTTGAACTTCGTGCTGTCGTTCTTGCTGTCGAGCAGATCGATCATCGTGTGTAGCGCACGTGGGCGGCCGCTTGTCCTCAACACCTCCATCTGCTGATTGAGATAAGCAAGAACATTGGGCTTGGTGAGAGCGAGGCGAAGGCTTTCGTCGTGCATCCCGGCTGTCTTGGCGGCGTCGGGTCGCTTCTGGCCCTCGAAGACCATGGCGTGGATCGCTGCCCGCTGCTTGTCGGTGACGACGGGCTCTTTTTTTTCTTTGCGGAGTTGAGCGGCTGCTTTCTGCGCTGCAGGGGCAAGTGCAGAGCGGGTCTGCTTGGAGGGGAAGGCCATCGCGAACCTTTGGTGTTTGCGTCTGTGGTTCCGCTCTGCTCGCCGGCTTGGTCGGCGCTCGCTTCGCTATGCGGATGAGAGGGAGGAGCGAGGGGAAGAAGGGAGAGAGCCGCGCGATGGGTAGCACCTGTGGATAAAGGGACGCAAAGCACAGGTAAATTGTGCAATGATATCAATGAAGGCTGTTCATCTTCGGCGACACTATCAAAACGATAGGGGTGTTAATCACCCATTGGCCCTGCTGCGAGTGTGCTTTGCAGGGGTGTTAATCACCACCCATTGTGCGGTTTAGAGGTGTTTAGCACCCCACGTTTTAGCGATGGAATGCGATGGATATGCCGTTCGATGAGCCTGAGCATGTGCTGTGCAAGCGTTGGCGTGTGGAGAAGATGGAGCTGACGCGGGAGCAGCTATCGACACTGACGGGCTTCTCTGCTTCCATGATCAAGGATTACGAGAGGCCGAACAGGGTCATCGACGAGAATGCCCGGAAGAGATATCGGCTCGCTTGTGCTGCTGTCGAGATGGGTGTCGAGTTCGACTGGGAGGGCGCATCACTGCTGATCACGCAGCCGGTGCACATCACGACGAGGGCGCGGCTTTAAAGGGGGGACACACTTGCGTCAGCCGACAGGCACGTTTGATGTGGTTCGAAAAGGTGGTGAGTCATGGCTAAACGACAAAAGGTCAACCGGACCACTGGCGAAACGATTGTTGATTTCCTTCAGCTGATCAAAACCACAAACTTAAACTGGCATGCAATTCTACACAAAGATGCAGCCGGCGATGCGGTCACAAGGGTAACACAACAACAAATCCTCAGCATTTATTATTTCGCGCTTTTCGATTGGTTGCTCCATTATCAGAAGCGGCGTGCGGGGATAGACGCTGCCCTCCTCGCGACAGGATCAGCGGAGTTGTGGGCACTTGAGTTTTGCGACCTTCATGAGCGAACGACGTTAGAACTTTGCAGCATCTTCACTACCGAAGAGCACATGGTGATGACGTATCTACGGCATCATCTCGTACATGGTCACGTGACGGCGTTCTTCGACCATGAGTTGCAGACGTTCGAAATCAAGGCAGGCAAGGTCGTCAAGGGCTGGTCAACGCCCTCCGACACAAACGACAGACGAGAGAAGACAACAGAACCTTTCGGCGGCATCAATCAGACGATGGGGTCGTTTTTTCAGAGGTTTGTCCAGTTTCCAGCTATGCATTGGGCAAACCTAAGCCGTGTCTCACGTCCTGCCGTGATTGATGATCTTGAGCTATGCGCAGCGACCAATTCCACGAACTACACTGACGATACCATTAGAGCGATGATGATGTTGGACGGTTTTAGATTTCTTCCTGAGCCTCCCAGGGTATCGATCGAACAGCTGCAACAGCTGAGGTCCAGTCGGTAGGCGACATCTGACGAGGCAAGCACTTTGCGACCGTGGGATGATCGGCGCCTTAATGGTTGGACGCACTTGCGTCATCGCACCCTCTCATTCCATGCACCTGCCGCCCGCCACGTTTCATGCTCGTGTTGGCGCTCCGGGTCACAGAAGAATGGCGCCGTCTCAACGGTGATTGCCTCTCCGCATTGCGGACATGAGACGGTCGAGACGGCGCCGGAGAACATTTGCGGCTGGCGGCCGCAACGGCGGCATCGGTCGAGGCGCGGGACCGTGTCGTGATCCATCGAGTGAGGTGGCCTCTAGCCAATCAATCCGCTGTCGTATTGCAGGATCATGTTGTCGACGTAGGCATAAGCAGTGCCGGCGAAATTCACACCGAAATGCATCTCTGTGAACGGGTTATCGATCATTACAATGTGCCCGATAAAAGGGTCCTGATAGAGATCCGGAATTTGAGGATAGTATGAGCCGCCGTTTATACCGTTGAGCGCGGGCACAGTAGTGCTCAGCCCGTCGCCATCGTGAAAATCGAACTCGATGAGGTTGACATCATTAAGAGCGTAAATTCCGGAGTTCTCTCCGTCGCCTAAAAAGTAAATCTCTTTTCCACCGTCGTCAGCCTGCACCACGGTCGCATTTTTGAATAGCAATCCATGATAAGTGAATGTTGAGTTCGTCCCCAGTGGAAGATCCTCGAAATCGAGAAGCACCTGGTTCGCCTTTAACGGATCGCCTTTGATCTCCAGATTAAGCTTTCCGACATCCGTATTTCCAGCGCCGTCAGAGATTTTGTAGGTGACGTTTTCGGTGAACGTCTTGCCGGCGAACAACAACAAGCGAGAGTCGTCATTCAGGGAGTAAGTGTAAGAGCCATCGGCTTTAACGTGGAAGACGCCGTATTCTCCTACGATATCAGTGATCTGGTCTGGCTTTTTAGCCAGGATGTTTTCATCGTCGAAGAAACGCAGGAACTTGTGGCCATTAGCGCCGGCACTGTCGTTTTCGAGAAGGTTTCCTGAAATCGTATCGCTCTCGTAGAAGCTGAAATAATCGTCCGTTGCTATGGGTTTAGTGTTGGCAGCCATTGGTTGCTCCTGGTGAATCATAATCGTCACGATCACAAATAAAACGGTTCTTCGCAACCTGAATAAGGCCCGCGTCTACTGCGCTGATCGACTGTCGTCACCTCAATCGCACCAGTCGTTTTTCTGGCCCGGGCTCCATGTCCTGGCGAAGCCTTCCTTGAGCAGTTTTTTCCCAATCTCTTCACCATTCTTGCGATAGATGTTGACGAGCGGCCGGTGTGAAGGCGTTTTGTCGGCTGCGCCGCTCATTACGACACGCAATCCTTTTTCCGCCAAAAGCTCTTTCAGACGGCCCTTGGCGATCAGCGCCATTTTCCGTTCCTTGATGCACTTCGCGTGCGATCCGATCTCCGGCGTATCAATGCCAGAGACGAACGGAATACCTTCTCCCAGCAGCCGCATGTTCTGCCCGTCGCATTTCACCGTGTCGCCGTCGACGACGGTCAACGATGCGCAGATAATCAATCCAGCAATCAATTCTCATTCCTTTTCTTGCGCTCCAAGATCACCTCGACACATAGCCAATGACGATGTTGGCGCCGCGGTGACCGCATTTGCATTTCAGTCGCGGGCCTATTGCCGAAATCTTCGTATCCTTGCCGAGCCGCTTCTGTAGTGCCCATCGATCAAGCGGCCGTTTCCGTTTACAATCGGCGTTCCTGCAAAAGGCCACCAGCCCCTCCCACTCGGCCAGATCGCCGAGGGCACGATCCCTCTTCTGCGCGTCCTCAGGCTTCACATAGCCATGTCGCCGTGCCCATTCTTCGGGACCGTGGTGATAGGTAAGCTTGCACCGCTCGTAGTATCTGTTTTCGGTGCGCTGGCATCCGAGATTTTCCTTTGCGAGCGTTGGGAGGAGCGAAGGCATAGAAGCATTGCCATGCTTTGCAATGAGCTCGTCCCCGTCGAAGAATTTCAAAATCTCGCATTCCTCGCAGATCACGCCCACCCGCTTGCCTGCATATGACTTTAGCCCCGTGCCGGCGTCGGACGAATTCCAATCATCGACGGTCATAGTCCGGCCGCCATCCGCGGGTCATGCCTCGGCTCATGGCACCTTCTGCCAATGCCAACTGCCGGCGAAGGTGCCGGATATCCTCCAGCAGGGTGTCTATAGCTGCATTCGTATCGCCCCTGTGGTAGGCAATCACCTTTGAACGCTCATCATCTTCCACGGCTTCGCCGATCGGCTGCTCTCGCATATCCGTGCTCCATATTCAGTTTTCAGATTGGCGGCCGCAGCGCCGATGTTCTTATTATGTTCGCGCGCGGATGTGAGTCAATAATCAATCTGGGTCAATTGCTTTTTAAAGCATTGCTGATGGGATGGCGGCATGACAAAGCGGCCAAAACCCAAACCGCTCCTGCAGGATGCTGGTAAGCCGGCTCGATCCCGCCCGCGCAAGCCGCGCGATCCAGCGCAGCCCAATCTCCCCTTAGATCCGATGACCGAGCGCATCGAGCCGTGCCTTGCCCTGCTGAAGGCCAGGCCGCCGAAGGGCGACGACTGGGTTTATGAGATCAAATGGGATGGCTATCGCCTGGCGGTTCATATCGAGCCGACGGGCATTCGCATCCTGACGCGCAGCGGCCTAGACTGGACGAACCGCTTCCCGGCAATCAAACAGGCCGCATTGTGGCTTCCCGTTGGCACGGCAATCCTCGACGGCGAGGCCGTGGTTCTCGACGAGAAGGGCCGGTCGGATTTCGGCCTGCTGCAACAATCGCTGGGCGGCCGGGGCGCCAAGAGGATGTCAAGCGACGCCATCTTCATGGCATTCGATCTGCTCTATTTCGACGGTCACGACCTCAGGAAGTCCGAGCTCGACGTGCGTCGGCATCTGCTCGAGGATCTTGTGCCGGCCGGCGGGCAGGGGGATATCCGGCTTTCGGAGCAGATCGAGGCCGACGGTGATCAGTTGCTGGCGAGCGCTTGCGAACTTGACCTTGAGGGCATCATAGCGAAGCAGCGGCACGCCCCCTATCGCTCCGGCCGCGGCGGCGAATGGCTGAAAATCAAATGCACCCAGAGCGATGGCTTCGCGATCGTCGGATATGAGAAGTCGACGGCATCGTTCGGAGGCATCGGCCGACTGCTGCTCGCGGCGCGCAAAGGAGATGAACTCGTCTATGTCGGGGGAGTGGGGACCGGCTTTAATGAACGATCCGCCGCCGAGCTTCGGGAGAAGATGGACAAGCTGATCATCGTCAAGCCCGCTGTCGATACCGGGAGGAAGCGGAATGCGGTCTACATCCGGCCGGAGCTTGTTGCCGAGATTGAGTATCGGGCCTGGACTGATGACCGCAAGCTGCGGCACGCATCATTTAAGGGGCTGCGGGAGTCGGCTGACGAGGCAACAGTTTATGAGCTGACGGATTAAGTGACGGGCCTGCAATCATGCCTCGGCTTCCTTCTTCCGGCGCGGCCGGCGCGGCAGATCCACTAGGATGATGCCCACCTTGAGCCCGCCCAGCCACAGCGGGAATATCTCAGGGCCCATGCCGCGGCCTTGCGGCCGGCCGAAGTTCTCCAGCTTTGACGTGTAGCCCTCCTGCATGCCCGAGCGTGCATCGAGCTCGATCGAGGAGATACCGAGCTTGTTGCGCCGGTCGACCATGGCCGTCACCAGCTGGTCGTAGCTGGTGATGACGCCGCTGACCGGTTTTAGGCCCACCACCTTGCCGTCGATATCCGGATCCCGGCCGCCGCGGGTGGATTCCCACTTCGCCAGGTCGTATTCGTTGAAATACCGGCGCTTGTTGATGATCACCGGCTCAGGGAACGTCGGATCTGCCTTGATCCAGCGCCACAGCGTCGAACGCACGATGCCGTAACGGTCGCAGAGATCATCGACCGATAGATATTTTTCGCTCTTGGCTATGGCAGTCATGTTTCAATCCGTTGCAATGCGCTTCAAAACGTTCGATCAGAATTCGACTTCCTGGAACTCAGGTTCTGGTACCGGATCCGCTGGCGGATCGATCTCGGCAACCAGATCTTCCAGCGATTGTTCAGGCATCAGCTCAGGCTCAGGTTCATGCAGAGAGCCGGGCGGACCATAGTAGGCGCCCAGGATGCCGACATAGATGCTGCCTGGCCGCAGATCGGTCTTGCGCGCCGAGGAGAAGCTTTCAGCCGCAAATAGGAACTTGCGACCTTCGTCCAGCATTCTCGCCCTTGCCTCGTCGGTGCGCTGCTCAAACAGCCTTGGCGCCGCCGCAACTGGTCTTTGGTCCTCGATCATCTGGCGTTCTGCCGCGAGATCGACCTGACGCTGCACGAAATCCATCTCGTCCCGGATGGCCGATGAAAGCTCTGCAGGCGACGGCGCCCACGCCTTGGGCATGTCCTTCAGTTCGCCCCTGATGAGCTTGATAACCACCGCCTCGATCGCATGCTTGGTGCACTTGTGGCAGGCGATCAGGTAGCTTTCCATCAGCTCCTCAGGATTGGCGCGTCGGGGCGGCAAGGCGCGGAAGAGCTTGCCGAGGGCCGTCGAAATCTCGATGCTCGTCGCTTCCCTCAATCGTCCGTCCGTCATCGTGGTAACCCTGTTTCGCCATGTCGTTGAAGATATCCGCAAGATCCCGTTCACGCGGCGGTGGCTGGCCCCTGGCGACCTGCGCCGGCAGATCTTCCCACCGGTCCTGGTTCAGCCATGTAGAGGCATTGCACCACGGGCGATCGTCGGTTTTGCCGACATATCGCCGAAGCCCGGGAATGATCACATCGAGCGGCGCCCGCTGCCTGGCCTTGAGGAACGCCTGCAGCGCTACCGGCTTGCCGACCTTGTGGGGATAGATCGGCCAGAATTCGCGTTCGAACTCGGCCTCGCGCTGCTTTCCGGCGGGGGAAGAGCCCCCTTTAGGGGGCGAAGGGGGTATGGATTGAAGGGGTTTAGGAGAAGGGGGTGTGGGGGAAGAACCTTCAGGGGAAGAAAGGTCACGCTCGTCACACTCTGTCACGCATGACACGACGTTACGCGAGCGATGATTTCGTTGACGAATTCTGTCTTTCCCTCTTTTTTCAGCAAGACGTTCAGCATTCGCCTCTTCGTCGGCGCGAACGACAGCGACGATCTGTTCTGCAGAGCACCCTGCTTTCAACATGGCTTCTAGGACAGAGGCGGAGATGGCCATCAATCGATCTCCATCATCCGAACAAGGCGAGTTGCGCCGGCGGAGCCTCGCGCGGCAAGCCGAGTGACAAGAGTGCGGAGCGCATACGCTGCTTGAAGAGGGACAACTCCGTTTCCGAGCATGCGAAGTCGGTCCACGCGACCAACGTCCATGCGGGAGGCCAACCCATGAGCCACTCGACGAAAAGCGGGTTCAAGCTCCGGCGAGGATGCGAGAGTGTCGCACCAACTGGATATGTCAGCTGGTCCCGGAGCGAAGAGGGGTCGAATCCAAGACGGCGCTGCGTCTTCTCGCTGACCCGGTAGATCTCGCGTGGCACCTCCCCCATGACCATCTCGGCTTGCTGAGCGATCGAGAGCGACGACACGCTGTCGGGCCGTTCCAAGGCGATCGATGATGTCCTCTCCGACGACACGCGCGGTGTCGCCCATTGCGCCGTCTGTGACGGGAGAGGCTGCCCGCCCGCTCCGAACGCTTGGTTCGGGCCGCCCTTCTCCCCATCGGTCGCCCTGGGCGTACTCCATAAATCCGTTGCGCTGGAATTCTTCGTATAGGTCGAGTGCTGATCGTCTATCGACAAGATCTTCGCCACCTCGTTCAAAGGCCGGCTGTTGCTGCCGAACTTCGCGTCTGGAGCGCCCTTCCAATCCCTTGCTGATGCTGTCGGCCACTCCGAGGATGATGACCCGTTCGCGCTGATGGCTCGCGCCAACTTCTGCCGCCGTAAACAATCCTCCCTCAACCTCAAAGCCAAGCTTTGAAAGGTCTCTGAATACGCGTTGCGCGCCAGCGATTTCGTCAGACCCCGCTGAGAGCATGCCGCCGACGTTTTCAATGACGACGAACCAGGCCCGCGACTGGACGATGATGCGGCGAGCGGTTGACCAGAGGTCGCGGGCGTCATTGCTGCCCTGCTTTCGTCCGGCAAGGCTATGAGGCTGGCACGGGATGCCACCAATGAGGCCGTCCACTGCGCCACGCCATGCGCGGCCGTCGAAGGTTCTGGCATCGCTCCATATAGGCGCTGGAGCCATGAGGCCCGCTTCCATAGCTGATACCAGTTGCGCGACCGCGAAGGCCTCCCTCTCGACCATGCAGACTGTTCGAGCGCTTGGAACTGCCAGCTCCACGCCGAGATCGAGTCCGCCTCCTCCGGTGCAAATGCTGAGGATGTTGAGATGTTTGGAACGTAGAGCCACATTCACCCGTCGACCTCCGCCAGCCGCCGACGGTCACGGCTCTTCACCTTGCCCCGGTTACGCCTGTTGTTTTTCAGGATCTCCCGACGCATCGATGTGCGGTCGAGATCCTTGACCTTGCCGAGTTGGCCGATGCGAGCGTCCCGCATATCGTCAGTCAGGATCGTGACGACGCAGCCGTCACGGATGACGTAGCAGAAGCCCTCGATGCGAACGACGGTATCCTTGAACCCGGCGACGACGGCCAGCATGACCGGCCGGCAGAGCACGGAAGCGCGCACGGCATCCACCGGCAGCCCAGCACGCTCGCAGCATGACAGCACACGAGCGGTCTCGCTTATGCCTGCCGGCATCTCCGCCAGCCAAGCATCCACCGGCAGGCTCAGCACGCGTTCCAGGTAACGACGGACGGCGTGCAGGGTCACCTTCGACACCAGTGCTGGCATGGTGGTGACGACGTTCATGCCGCCACCTCATGACCGATAAAGTGAGGGCCGCCGACGTGTTGAGCGTGGAAACGATACCAGGCGCAGTTTTCTTTGCCGGTCATCTTGGTGCCGGGAATCCACTTCAGCCGGCCGACGCTGACGATGTGGCTGCACTGATCGAGGAACGGCGCCGACTGCTTTGTGTGAGCCCAGTCTGCATCGAAGAGCAGCCATGTGGGCGCCATCTGCATGAAGCGTGCGATCATCGCGTGCAAGATCGAGCGTTCCCAAGGGACATTCGAAATGATCACATCGAAATCGTACTCGTCGAAGGCATATGTCAGCGCGTCATAGCCGTAGGTGATGTCACCCTCATATGTGCAGACGAGACCGGCATCCTGCAGCGCGCCGACGAGATAACCATCACCTGCGCACGGTTCGGCAAACTTCCGGATGCCGCGCAGATGAGGCAGGAGCTTATAGACAGCCTTCGGATCGATTGTCTGATAGGCGTCTCGCTCTATGCGCTCGAAGGATGACCGCTTCCCCATGTCAGGCCACCTTCGCAAGCAGCAGGTCGACGCTGCGCTCGGACCGCGTACCGTTGCCGTGGCAGAGCTTGTGGTGATAGGCGCAGTAGGGCGAATCCTCCTGGACCGAGTTGGCACAAAAAAACGTGTGCTGCTTTTCGCCGGCGACCGGATACCGGCAATCGCGATGCCCGAGCTCCATCAGCGTCAAATTCCGCGGCTCAGGCATGACAACGGGCGGCGGAACGAATTCGACGACCTGCGAATAGGCGTTGACCGTGGCAACAGATTTCGGCCGTGCCGTGCGAGGCTCACGCACCAGCGGCTTCTTGTTCTCGCCCGCGCGAGGGCCACACAGCGGCCGATCTTTCAGTTTCTCAGCCTGCCTGGCGTAGTAGCCGATCACAGCGTTGCGCGAGACCTGATAGCCGTGCAGCTCGAAAAGCTTATCCGAGATCGTGCGCGCAGTGCCGGAGCACTTCGCATGCGCCTCGCGAATGGCTTCGATTTTCTCATCGATATTCAGCGTTGCCCAACTCGACATCATGCCCTCAAAGAGAAATGGAAGGTGCGGGAACCCCCTCAAGGCTGATCACCTCGACGACCAGGCCCGCCTTTGGTCCGAGAATTTTCCAGGTGGACGAGAACGAAACCTGCGCGTCATCCGCGTAGGCGATCGTGTTCAGAGCGTCCTTGACGATCTTCGTGATGTTGTCGCTGTCCGGTTTCGTGATCTTCCAGCCACCGTCGACGGCGCCGAGGCGCGCTTTCGTGGTCGACTTCGGCCAAAGGTAGACGGCAACAATCTTGAGCTGCAGCGGCCCTTGGAGAGGGCCAGGATAAGCAGCCATTGCCCGATGAGCTTCGGCGCGGATCATGCCCATGTAATCCTGCTGCTTCTTGGGCGTGAACTTGTGCATGGTCTTGCCACCACCGGCACGAGCCCACGGCACCACATCGCCAGGAATAATGAACTTGATCCGCGCCGCTACCGACATGCTCAAGCCGCCTCAGGTGCGCCGGAAGGGTCCGCGTCAGGCATCTCCGGATCGGAGCCGCCGTCATCCGCCACGCCGAGAAGGTCAGGCTGATCCTTGTCGGGTTTTGCATCAGCCTTCTGCCCCATGAAGGCTTCAGGGCTGGCGAAGATGATGATGGCCGGCTGCCCGATGTTTTCGGCGATCATCTCGATGTTGCCGACCGAGGACGGCGCGACCAGTTCGGCCTTGATCTCGTCCTTGACAGTGAACTTCGCGATGCGGCCGAACATCGGCGCATGGCCGTTGCTGGCGACGATCGCCACAGCACGGCGCACCAGGCGCTCGCATGCGCTGCTGATCGCATAGATCTTGTCGCCCTGAGCCTGTTCGCTCAGCTTCGACCACGGCGTTTCCATGCTGCGGATATGGGTGAGCATTGCGTCACGCAGATCGCCGTGAAGGGTATCGGCTGCGAGATCGAGGGCATCATCCTCGGTGGTTTCATCTGTCATCGTCCATCGCTCCTATTGCTCTTCGGACGTTGAACCTGCGGACGCGCGAAGAGCGCCACGCCCGGCAGGTGTTCGACCGCCATCTGGCAATCGAGATCGATCTGATTGGGAACGACGCCGCACGCCTCGCAGATGCGGCCGGCATTGAGCACGGCTTCGCAGTCAGGGCAGCGCGGCAGGCGTTCAAGAGCGGAGGCCATCAGAAGATCCTCCGGCGTTCACGGGTGACGGTGATCGCGTCACGCACTAGGCACCCGATGAAGCAGGCGTTTATGCCGGCGGCGAGCACGGCGGCGATGATCGCAAGATGACCGATCATTGGCGGCCACCGATATCTTCGTGCCGCGTGACGATGAGATCGGCACCCGCGCGACCGCGCAGCGGCTCACGCTTGCGACGGCGCCAAATTTCCAGCGCGCAGTTCTTGAGGCACTCCGAGGCCGTGGCGCACGCCGAAGAGGCGCGCAGGAAACAATCGACGATGAAACCGCGCATCACAGTTCCTCCTTCAGTGCATCGATCTGCTGGCGAATGAATTCCTGGCGGTGCTCGAGCTCCGCGATGTGGACGCCGCGGCGGAATTCCTTCCACCAGCGAGTGCCGGAGCCCTGCATGATCGACTGCAGCAGATCGAACCCGGCGTCGGAGCGCAGCAGGTTGACCAGAGCATCGGCGCCCGGCTCGGTGCGGCCCTCAAGCCAGAGCTCGGCCGCACGCTTCGAAATTTCGGCACGGCTGGAAAGATTGATGGCGGTTTTCGAGGGCCAAAGACGCCGGGCCATATCGCAAACGGCGTCAACACACCGAATCCGGCTCCGGTTCTTGCTGAATCCCAGATCAGCGAAAAAAGATGATTGTGCAGTCATTGAGCCACCCCAGAGAAATCAGCAATGAAAACGACAACTCAAGCCGCAGCTTCACGAGCCGCCCTGAAAGCTTCCGGAAGAAGTTCGGCGCGCGGTATGCCGGTGAACTCTTCGACCTCAGCGAGGTGGTCGACCGGAACCGATTTCCATTGGCTGATCGCACTCGGGTTTACGCCGATGCGGTCTGCGAGCCGGGTAAGACGGCCACGCTCTGCCTTGAGATATGCGGTGAGCTTTTCCATAAGCCAGAATTTAGTCACACTAAAAATTTTAGTCAAGCTAACTTTTAGTCAGACTGCATGGCGAGCGCGATCAATTCCTAGGAACCTCCGCGCATGACAAAAGAGACCACACTTGCAGTCCCGCTGTTCATCAAAGAACGAAGAAAGAAGCTCAACCTGAGCCAGGAACGCCTTGCCGAGCTGGCGGGCCTCTCGACCGCAATGATCAGTAATATGGAAACCGGCCGACATGGCTTTTCAGACAAGACGCTGGCAGCTATTGCCGAGGCACTGAAGTGCCGCCCTGCTGACTTGTTGATACCAATGGGTGCTGAAAATAAGGTATCGGGTGAGAATGCCGTCAAGGATCTGCTGCGCAGGATAGACGGCCTACCTGAAGAGGCCGTTAGCCTCGTTTGGCGGGTAATTCACGGGTACCTCCAAGACGCCGAGTGATGTGCACAAAGCCATCCTCATGATCGACCTGGACCCGCCACTCGCCACCGTGCAAGACGGCCATGGCAATTGAGATCTCTGCAGCCTTACGCTTGATCACCGTCTCCAGCTCGTTTTCAGTCGCCCCGCCTGTGCCATAGAGCAGATCCGCGACGATTTCCTCTTTGCGGTTCTGATATTTGGGCCGGATGCGATGGATAATGGCCACGATGACCTCCGTTAACGCACGTTACAAGAGGACTAGATGACTCAAATACAGGAACATTACAAGAACAAATTGCAGGTAAGTTAACGCGTTCCTGCAACCTCCGCGATTCCGCGCATGGTCAGATTTTAGTGCAGCTATAATTTTCAGCTTGACTAATTTTTTAGTGTGGCTAAATTTCTCCCACCAAGGAGAGCGCCATGTTTCCAATCGCCTCACATAAATTCGATACTTCCCGGCAGCAAGTAGACCACAACAAGCGTGACGAGCAGGGCGAGAATGCCCAGCGTGGTCATCTTGTGGTCTCGGGGCTTACCCTGCACGCCGTCAGCGATCAGCATGATTGCTATTACTGGACCGACGAGGGCTATGACCACCTTCGCGGCACTTCCAATGCTTTCGAGCATGTCCTTCCCCATGTGTTGATCGACGATCGTCGCATCCCTGACACGGTTTTGGAAGCCATGGCCGCGCGTGGGCCGCTGTATGCCGCCATCGCGTTTGCCGTCGTAGCCGGGCTGATCGGTCTGGCCGGGTCCGTTGGCCTCGAGCGCGTCGAGCGTGCCTCTGAGATCGCGTCGAGGGTATGACCGTGATGAAGATGATCAAGCCCGACACGATCAGCTTTCGCGCCACGGTCACCGAGCAAGAGATTCGCGACCGCATGGCGCTGGAAGTCCTCGAGCAGATTGGCGGGCTCGACCAAGACGGCAAGAAACTCCCAGGAATAACCGTATCGGTCAGGCGCGGCGAAGGTCGCGCCGGCGGATACACGATCGACATCAGCGGCCCTGCGCCGGCCCGTATCTATCTCCCGAAAGGTGGTGACATGTGATCCGCACCAAGCCCATCCGCAATTTCATCAACGCCCGCGAATGCCTGCTGCTGAAAACGCCACACGCTAACGGCTGCTACTACGGCGAGACCGATGTCCTGCCGAAGACCTACGACACGGCGGCCGATGCGATCCGAGGCACCGACGACTTCATCCAGGCGATCCGCTTCGACATGGAAACGCTGACCGGCGAGGATGTCACCGAGGAATGCGCCACGGCATGGCTCGACGACTGGAAAGGCACGCCGGCTGACCCTGTGCCTGCGTTCGTCAACTCCTCCGAAGCGTTCCAGACGTGGTCGCGTGCCTACGACCAGGAGCATCCCGGTTGGCAGGGACCGGATCCTGACCAGCAGCGGCAGGAATGGCTCGACGAGGAATACCGGTACGAGCACCTGCACGCCAGCGAGCGCGTCCGCCCAGAGCGGAATTACACCCTTCATCTAATCCACGGCTGAGGCGCGCGGGGCATGATCACCGAAGCAAACCGACACGAAGTTGCCATCCTCTTTCCTGAGGCGGCGAGATCAGCAAACAAGTTCAGCGCGATATCTCTCGCTTTGCTTGGCGTTGATGACGACATCAGCCGGTCGTCGCTCGACGAGCTGCGGCGCGGGTACGCTGGCGAGGTGGACACGTACTTCAATCGCATCGCCTCCCTCCTTGGCTACACCGTCTCCAGGGTTGATCAGGTGGAGGATGCAGCGTGACCGGCCTCATCCTCTCCGAAACAATCACCGAGCCCGGCATCTATCGCATGTCCGAGCGCGCCTATCATGCCGATCCGGCGCCCGCGCCGAGCCTCAGCCGGTCGATCGCTCAGAAGCTGATCCTGGAATCGCCGCGTCACGCTTTCACGGCACACCCGCGGCTGACGAAGCAGGATGACGAGGTGGTCGATAACGACCGGACGCGCGAGATTGGCAGCGCGGCGCACGCGATGTTGCTGGGGCAACCCACAGAGATTTGCGTTATCGACGCCGAGGACTTCAAGAAGAAGTCGGCGCAGGACGAGCGCGCAGCAGCGCAGAGGCGCGGCGCGATCCCGCTTCCGGCGCCGGATTATGAGACGGTTCAAGCCATCGTAGAGAAGGCCCGCGCCGATTTGGCGATCAATGAGCATCCGGCCGTCCGTGCCCTTGCAGGCGAAGGTGATGGCATCGCTTACAACGAAGCGACAGGCGCATGGATCGACCGCTGCGGCGGCCTGTGGGCACGGATCCGGCTCGACAGGATCCACATCGAGGCCGACCGGCTGACGATCATCGACTATAAGACCACGAAGATGAGCGTCGAGCCCGACGCTGTGGCGCGCGCGATCTACACCAACAATTATCATTTCCAGGATGCGTTCTATCGCAGAGGCATCCGCGCGCTGTTCCCCGAGATCGATCGGCATGAACTGAAGCTGGATTTCCTGTTCATCATGCAAGAGCAGGAGCCGCCATTCGAGATCACCGTCGCGCGGGTTGACGCCGCCGGCCGGCTGATCGGCGAGAAAATGGTCAGTGACGCGTTCCTGCTGTGGCGCAAATGCATGACCGAGAACTGGTGGCCCGGCTATCCCGGCGGCATCGTCGAGGCTGAAATGCCCGCCTATGTCGACACGCGCTGGTGCGCCCGCGAGATCGAGCATCCCTATCTGCAGGGCCTCGGGTTCGATCCGATGCCCATGTACGAGAGCCAGCCTTACAAATCCAAGCCGATCATGGAGCCGAACTGATGGCGAGCACCTTCACCGACGCCGTGCGCGACGACACCAGCCTGCTCATCGCCATTGCCGGCGCGTCTGGCAGCGGTAAGACCTATTCCGCCCTGAAGATGGCAACCGGCCTCGCCAATGGCGATCCAATCTATGCCATCGACACCGAGGCGAAGCGCATGCTGCACTATGCCGACCAGTTCAAGTTCAAGCACATGGACATGAAGCCACCGTTCACGCCGGAAGCCTACATCGAGGCTATCCAGGCAGCGGAGAAAGCCGGTGCCAAGGTTATCATCATCGACTCCACGTCGGATGAATATGAGGGCGTCGGCGGACTACAGGAGATGCACGACGACGAGGTGGCACGCCTCGCGCGCAAGCCATACGACCGGCTCGAAGGCTGGGAGATCGACAAATTCAACGCGCCGGCATGGAAAGTTCCCAAGACCCGCCACAAGACGAAGCTGATGTCGCCGCTGCGCCAGGTGCGCGCCTACATCATCTTCTGCCTGCGCGCCGAGGAGAAGATCAAGTTCGTGAAGGTGTTCGACGAGAAGTCGGGCCGGGAGAAAACCGCAATCGAATCCGCCGGCTGGGTGCCGATCTGCGAAAAACGCTTCATGTATGAAATGACCATCAGCTTCACGGTCACGCCTGATAATCCGGGCGTGCCGCTGATCGAAGACGGCCAGGCCATCCACGGCAAGATCCAGAGCCAGCACCTTCCGTTTTTCCCCGCCGGAAAGCGCGTCACCGAAGACTGCGGCAGCCTGCTCCGAGCATGGGCGCGCGGCGAATCCACCACGAAATCTCAACCTGTCTCACCCCCTCAGCGACAGGAAGAGCAGGGGGCCGGTTTCTCCCAAGCACCGGCCCCCTCACACAATCGAGAACTGCTGACCGAATATCACAAGCTGCTTGCCGGCGAGATCGATACGAACGGGCTGAAGGCGTCACACGCGACGTTCAAGCCACGGTTTGGCGACGATCAGGCGACGATCGCAGCGGCCGGCCAGATCCTGAAAGCCCATAACGCCCGACTCCGCGGCGACGCTGATGCGGATCAGACAGCCGTCTATGTGCAGGGCCTGATTGATGGAGATTAATGGATGGCGAAATCTTCCTCGCTGTTCCTGACTGAAGCGCAACTCGCTGCCCGCATGGGAATAGATGCCGATATCCTTGGCACAGCATTGCCGGCGCTGACGAAGGCGGGCTTTCCAGTTCCAGATCCCCTATTCGCCAACCGCCGCTATTGGCCGGCCTGCGAAGCGTTCCTTGACCGCCGATATGGACTCTCGCCATCATCGGGGCAGGGCACTCCCGCCCTCGACGGAGAAGAAAAATGGAATTGACAGCTCCCGGCCTCAAATCGAGGCCAAGGGGGAACGGCAGCACCGCCCACTATTGGGTGGCATCTGCGGTTTCCAGGCATGCCAAGGACTATCCCCTCAAGACTGTGCGCGTGCACGGCACTGACGAGGAGGTAGCCGCGCGCTGCCGCGTCCTCAGCTCAGAACTGAAAGAGTGGCTGTCTGGTCGGGGGCTTGGCGAGAAGCCGACCTTTGACGGCACCCTGCGCTCGCTGATCAGGCTTTATCAGCAGACGCCGGAAAGCCCTTATCATGAGATCAAGAGCAACACCCGGGCGATGTATGACGAAAGCCTCTCGCTGCTCGAGAAGACCGTCGGCGATCGCCGGCTGGAGAAGCTGACCGGCCTCGACTTCAAGCGCTGGTATGCGAACCTGAAGGCGCCGGCTGCCGACACGGACAAGCAGGCCAAGGCGAGGGCGGAAGCTGCAAAGGCAGGCACACCGCTACCACCGAACCCCGAGCGCATCCGCCGCGCTTACAAGGCTATGCAGTTGCTTCGCATCATCGTCGGCTTCGGTGTCGTCTCGAACATCCAAGAATGCTTCCGCCTGAAGATGGTGCTCGAGGAGCTCGAGTTTCATTCGCCGCGCGGCCGATCTGAGACCATCACTTTCGAGCAGGCAAAAACGATTTGCTATCTCGCGATCGAGAAGGGCGTGCTGTCCGTGGCGCTTGCCCAGGCTTTGCAGTTCGAGCTCACGCTGCGCCAGATCGATGTTATCGGGCGATGGGAAAGGACCGATGATCCCCTTGCCGGCGGCATCGTCGATCGAGGCCAGAGATGGAGGGACGGCTTGGGTTGGTCGCACCTCGACGCCAATGGCATCCTCCTGAAGGAAACAAGCAAGGTCGAAGGCGTCACGGCCGAACACGACACGATGCAATATCCGTTCCTGCGTGAGATCATCGATATGTTCCCACCGGAGAAGCGTGTCGGGCCGATGATCAAATCCGAGGCGACCGGGCTGCCGTATCGCTACCGGCACTTCTCAAAAGTATGGCGCGACATTGCCAACGAGGCGGGCGTTCCGGCTCACGTCTGGAATCGTGATAGCCGCGCCGGCGGCGTGACCGAGGGATCGGATGCAGGCGCAAATCTTGAGCACCTGAGACACCATGCCAACCACAAAAACGTGGCAACGACGGCCCGTTATAACAGGTCGACGCTCGAAAAAACCCAGACCGTGGCGAAGCTGCGTGTCGCTCACCGCAGCGCTCAGAACGGCCAGGGAACAGGCGAGTAGGAACGCCGAAGGAACGCGTTGGAACGTCATGCAGCAGACAGATAGACTAACAGATTGCAATCATTGGAGGATTAGTGGTGATCCCGGCGCGATTCGAACGCGCGACCCCCAGATTAGGAATCTGGTGCTCTATCCTGCTGAGCTACGGGACCACTTGCACGCCATGCATACAAAAGGCTTGGCGCGAAGCCAAGCCTTAATTGTAGCTAGAGACCGAGGCGCTGTTCGGCGAGGCGGACCCAATAGGAGATGCCGTGGGCGATGGCTTCGTCGTTGAAGTCGTAGGCCGGGTTGTGGAGGCCGGCGCTGTCGCCGTTGCCGATGAAGATGAAGGCGCCGGGGCGGGCGTTCAGCATGTAGGAGAAATCCTCGCCGCCCATCATCGGATCGATCTCAGCGTTGACGTTCGCCTCGCCGGCGATGGCGCTGGCGGTGGCGACCGCGTGCTCGGTCTCGTCGGGGTGGTTGACGGTGACGGGATAGTTGCGGTGGAAGCTGATTTCGGCCTCGGCGCCGTGGGCCGCGACCAGGCCCTCGATGATCTGCCGGAACCGCGTCTCGGCGAGCGTGCGCACCTCGGGGTCGAGGGTGCGGACCGTACCGGCGAAGGTCGCATCGTTCGGAATGACGTTATGGGCGAAACCGGCATTGAACTTGGTCACCGAGACGACCACCGAGCGCAGCGGATCGGCGTTGCGCGAGGCGATCATCTGCAGATTGGCGATGATCTGGGCGCCGATGGCGATCGGGTCGATCGTCCTATGCGGCTGGGCGGCGTGGCCGCCGCGGCCCTTGACGGTGACGGTGAATTCGTCGGTCGCCGCCATGATGGCGCCCTTGCGGGTGGCAAACTGGCCGACCGGCAGGCCCGGCAGGTTGTGCATGCCGTAGACTTCTTCGATATCGAAGCGCTCCATCATGCCGTCCTTGACCATCAGATTGCCGCCGCCGCCGCCTTCTTCGGCGGGCTGGAAGATGACGGCGACATTGCCGTTGAAGTTGCGGGTCTCGGCCAGGTATTTCGCGGCGCCGAGCAGCATGGCGGTGTGGCCGTCATGGCCGCAGGCATGCATCTTGCCCGGCGTCTTCGAAGCCCAGGGCTTGCCGGTAATTTCGGTGAGTGGCAGGGCGTCCATGTCGGCGCGCAGGCCGACCGTGCGGCGGCCTTCGCCCTTGCCCTTGATCAGGCCGACGACACCGGTGCGGCCGATGCCGGTGACGATCTCGTCGACGCCGAATTCCTTGAGTTTTTCGGCGACGAAGGCAGCCGTGTTTTCCACCGCGAAGAGGAGTTCGGGTCGGGCGTGGATGTGGCGGCGCCATTCGGCGACCTCGTCCTGCAACTCCGCGGCTCTGTTCAAAATCGGCAT